CGGTCGAAGCCGGGACGCTCAAGAATCGCTCGGACCATTTTGACAGCCTTGGGCTGGCCGACGTAATCAGCCCAGCAACGCGGCCGAAACTCGCGGTAAAGCTGCATCATACACCCCCTTCTCCATCGGCCTTGTCTAGGTCTCAATGACGCTGGCCAGGGCGCAATCCGAACAGACTGAGTAGCGACTAGGGCGCTCATCCGGCACGAAATCGCAACCACATTCCCAGCACGCCACGGGATAAGGATCGCCAGTAGCCGGATGCTTCCAGCTATCAGAACACCCCGTTTCGTGACACGCTACACCGTTGATCGACATCGCTTGGCATTGATCGCACATCTTGACTATCCCAGTGGGGCGGGTATCGTGGCGTGTGTCCTGACCAGCACCAGCAGTCAGGGCCACGGGCCAGGCGATCCACCGCGCTGGCCCACACTGTGCATATACCACACTATCGCCAGAAAAGCAAACGAAATACAGGGAAATGCACCACTATTAGAAAACCCTAACCAACTCGCCAGGCAGCACCAGCAAGGTGCGAGAAATCACGCAGCCAACCGCAAGAGGTGCGGATTTTCACGCACCAACTGCGCGATATCACACACCACGATGAGTAACACGATGGGGATCAGGCGTGCCACGCGCTACAGGGTCGCATGGGATTTTAGCTATGGGTGAGCTGACGGAGCTCCGCCCCCACCTAGCGGCTGGCTGCCGATCGAGCCCAGAAGGGCGGGCCAAGCCATGCCGATGGCAGGATAGGCGGTTTGACGGGGGTTTGGGGCTCGTTTCACTGTGCATTCCAGCTATTATGCACGGGGTAGGACGCGCCAGAGCGGTCAAGAGGCCGGATCGGCGGGCCAGGCCGCATAATGCGCGGCTCCGAGGGGGTGGCCCGGCCCTTGCGGCGGCCCGTTAATAGGGAAAATACCCCATCCCGCCTCGAATTAGCCGTTTAGGCGTGTTTTCTGGTGTTTGCAGCGCAGTTGCAGCGCGGATGCGCGCTACGTCGGTTGGTCGTCAGGGTGCGGTTTGGGCTTAATGCCGTCCAATGTCTGCGTGGATCGAGTGGTTGGTCGCGGGCGGGGGTGGTTCAGTCGTCTTTCCAGCAGGTGGCTTTGACTGCGATGAGGGTGGCGAGAGCGCCGATGCTGGCGAGTGCCAGTCCTTCGTGGATCATTCCTAGTCCGACGGTGCTGACGAACCATCCGCCGTAGAACACAAACTGCCGCAGCCATGCTGGGGCCTTGTCGTTGTTTGCTGGTGGGGTATTGTCTGGCATAAGCTGTTGTCCTTTCGCTGTTTGCGGTCATTCGGACCCTGGAGGTTGGTAGGCGCAGCGACCCCCGCCGAAGCGAGAGCCGCGTTGCCCTGGTGAGGAAGGAGATTCCTGCCCATTGGCCGGGGTATACGGCGGCCTCCGTATTGTTGACCCGGTTGAGGCCGCTTTCGCCCCTGCGCCGGGGGGGCTTTTGGCCTGCGCCCGGACGGTCGCACCACCGACGCAGGGAACGCCCCGGCCCCAGCAGCCTTGGCTGCGGCCTTTGTCGCCGCGTCTGGGGCGGTTGCGGCCAGGCTCAGCGGCCGTGTTCCTAGCGCTGAACCTGACCGCAGTCGCCCGAGGTTGCCTGATCTGGGCCTGTGGGATGGATCCAGTGGCTGCGGCGTTCGCCCAACAAACAAGGCCGGTTGGGTCCGGCCGCTGGGGTGGGGCCTTCGGTGATTCGCCTCCAGCCACCCTGACCTCTCCCCAGTAAGAGGTTACTGTGGGTTGTCAAGGTGTCGGGCCGGATACTCACGCCGTTCTGGGCCAGCGTGGCACCGGCCCGACGCTCAGAGTATGGCACACGATTCCGGTTTGGGCAAGGAAAATCCGGTACTGGGTCGCGGCTGGTGGACAAGTCTGTCCGGGTGGTTGTGGAAGCGGCAGGCCGGCGCCCTGCCCGCTTCGTGCGAATCCAAGACGAATCTAGCCAAGGGGGTGACGCGCCAGAAGATCAACAAAGTGAGGCCGCCCAGGTCGCAGCCTAGACGGCCTCGAATCTTGTGCTCCTAGCCTCAGTGTACAGCTCCTGCGGCTAGGCCAGGGGACGTGCCCCTGGATGCCCTTGTGCATCTAGTATGGCCGCTCCCTGAGAAAAAGCAAGGCTGAGCCGGGCCTTTTCTGGAGGTTTCAAGTGAAACCGAAAGAAGCCAACGGGAAACGTGCGCGCCGCAAGGTGTTCTGCACGTGGTTCCGCCACTGGCGCACGGGCCGGATAATCCGGGCTAAGCCGGGGCGGGTCTTTGTGTTCTACAATTTCTGCCGGGTCCACGCGACGATCAAGACCAGCCCCGCGGTGGCGTCCGGGCTGACCGATCACGTCTGGACCCTGGAGGAGCTGATTGGGCTCTTGGGTTGAAACTTTACCAGTACCGAAAATCCGCTTGCCGCAGCAAAAAGCTGGTGGTAGTGTTTGTAGGGGTTGGAAAATGGGGCGTGGAGACCGTCTGATGGCCAACCAGCCTAAAAGCAAGACGACCGGGGCGTACACGCTGCACATCGACGAGGACGCTCTGCGTCGGATGTATGCGGGGGCGTCGGTCGAGCGAACGGACATTGAGAGGCCGTCGCTGAAAACCGGGGGGGGCAATACGCGGACCACGCCCGAGCGGTCCTTCCGGTGGGCACTCCAGCAGTTTGACCCCTGCAAGCTGGCCAACTGGATGTGCGACAAGGGCATCACGCTGGAATGGTTCCTGACCAAGCTGCACGAGACGGCCAATTCGTCTGAGCACTCTCGCGAGCGGATGCAGGCGTTCAACGCCCTGTACTCGTTCTTCACTCAGTTGGCGATTTCGCACCCGAATGTGGACCGTGGCATGTCGACGACGACCTTGCAGGCTCGCGGGGGCGGGACCGTGAAGTTCGACGCGGCCAGTCACGACCCGTTGCTCGACAAGATGCAACAGAAGGCAGGTTAGCTATGGCGATATCTCTGATGGAACTCGGAGGCGGAAACGTCATTGTCCACGACACGGACTGCGACGTTGCCGCGGGGACCGTGGCCGAGAACGACGTGCTGGCCGGCCCCTGCGAGCTGCGAGCGGTCAAAATCGACAACTCGGCGAATGCTGCGGCCGATGTCGTGATGTTCTACGACAGCCGCGAGCCGACGGTGAACACGACCGCAACTCGGCTGGTGTTGCAGGCTGAGGCTAGCGGCGGCGTCAGTGGCGGTGACGTGTTCGTTGATCTGGTTGACGAGGATGGCAACGGCGTCGAGTTTGCGACCGGCCTGTCGTTCGCCGGCTCGACCAGGGTAGGTTGGCGTGCGGGCACTGCCGCAGACCCGGCGAGCGCGATGCTGGTGTCACTCTACGCGAGGAGAATCTAACATGGCCCCTCCGAACTTCTCCAACCTAGCGGCCAAAACGCACGAGATAGTGCAGTGCAACAACTCCCCGAAGGAAATCTCCTCGCCGACCACGTTCTACGGGGCGTATATCGACAACTCCGAGAACTCCGAGGTCGTCTGGGTGAGCCTGCTGGACGACTCGTCTTCCCCGACCGTCGGGACCGACGAGCCTGACGATTGCATTCCCGTTCGTGCCGGCGCTAAGCTGCCGTTCGTGGTCAACGGCGGCGTTGGCCGCACGATAGCCAACAACCTCTACGTGTGGTGTACGAAAACCGCGGGCGTGGCGGGCACGACCAGCCCGGCCAATGCCGTCAAGGTAACGGTCTACGCGGCGGCCTAGCTATGGACGAAGCAGTAACAACCGTGTCGAGCGCCGAGTTTGTGGGCGTCGAGATCGACAGAACCGACTTCCCTCCGCAGGCCAGGGGCGTGCTGAACAAAATCCGGGCGCGGACTTACGGCGACCTCTCCAAGTGGAGCGAACCCGGCCTGGCCAGGGTCAAGGGGGCGGGCCCGTTCGTCATCCACCTGTTCCGCGAGCACCTTACATCGCGGGGCCTGTCGTTCGCCGCTGACATGCCGGGCGACGTGTTGGTGGACGCGGCTCACGCACAGGGCGTGGCGCCAGTCGGGGAAAGCGCGGAACAGCCGCCTACCACGCCCGACTTCCTGGAACCCGTCGCACATACCTGTCACCCCGAGATTGCCCGCCTAAGCGTCCAGCAGGCGCAGTATCTCGCCGGCACCATGCTGACCCTGCTGATCTTCGGCCGGGATTGCCGGCTGAACATCAACCCTCAGTTCCGCGAGATGCTTAACAGGACGGTCGCGGAGCATCACCCAAAGTACGTGCGGTCGTCGCTGAGCAAAGCCGTTCTCGGCGAGATCGGCGGCGTGTCCGCCGTGCGGCAATTGCCGCTTGGCGATCGGAGGCGGGCGCAAGAATTCTGTTGGGTGACCGACATACTTGAAACGATGCTGTCAAAGGCATGGAGCAATGGCCGAGCAGCAGACAACGCTACCGACGACCACCGTCCCGCAAGTTAGCACGGCCGTCACGTCTCGGGCCAGGGGCTTGGTGGGCCAGGCGTCTACTGCCCGATACAACCAGCAGCAACGCGGCGAGCAGGTCAAGGCGGACGAGACCACCCTGTGGATGGCGCAGATCGAGCAGTTGGCCGCGTTGACCGCCGCTGTGAGCGGGAACGTCAACTCTGTCAACGTGACTAGTAAGACCGCGGCCTACACGGCGGTCGCGCTGACCGACACGGTGATACTGTGCGATGCGACGACTGCGGCGTTCACCGTGACGCTGCCTACGGCCGTCGGGAATTCCGGCAAGCTGTTCTTCGTGAAGAAGACCGACGCGGGCGGCAACGCCGTGACGATCGATGGTAACGGGGCCGAGACTATTGACGGCGCGGCCACCAAGGCGCTGGCCGCACAGTATGACTCCGTGACCATCGTGTCGGACGGGACGAACTGGATGATCCTGGATTAGCCAGAAAGGTGCCCAGTGCCAAAGAAGGTGTGCGATCGGGCGAAGAAGATCAAGCGCAGCCTGCGCCGCCGGGGCAAAAGCGCGAAGGAGGCTGAGCGGATAGCGTGGGCGACGGCGTATAAGCAGTTAAAGAAGAAGCGATGAGCGACGAACCCTGTCCAGCCAACGACGAGTACGTGCGGGAATACTGGCCCGTGCGCACGCCATTGGCCAGCGACCACGAATGTCCGGCGTGCCGCGAGCGCTGGTGGCTCATGCAGCGGCTGGAAACCCGCCCGGCAAGCCCGAACGAGCTGGCGGCATTCGTGCTGATCGCGTGGTGCCTGCACTGCGGGGAGGCCCGCGTGTCGCCGGCTGGAGCGAAGTTCAAAATCGGCGGCCTGGAGGCGGCGTGATGGACTCGGCGATGGAGACCGAATACCGGGACTTCACGTTCGCCGATTACGGTCTGCCTGACAACTACGGCAAGCTGACGGCCAAAGCCCGGCGTGAGGCACGGATCGCGTCCCTGACCAGTTGGTTCGATCCCGACAAGCCCGCCGAACTGGTTGCCGATGTCGGGAAGTTCGTCAAAGCCTGTCGCCTGTGGCGCGACTTCTATTTGAAGGCCAGCCCCTGCAACGCCGGCAAGTACGACATGCGTGACCCACTGTTCAAGTGGGAGATGGTGCGGCAGTGCTTCCAACCGGCGAATCTGCCCGAGGAGCCGGCCAAAGCGGTCGTGAAGTCGTCGCGATACGCCACCAAGACCGTTACCCTCATCCATGAGGTCTGCTCGATGATCCTGGTGTGCCGACCGAACACCCGGATAGTCGTCAGCGAGGCCAACAAAGAGAGAACCCAGGACGAAGTAATCGAGACCCGCCGTCAGATCGAAGAGTGCGTGATGATCCACGCTGACTTCGGCGGCGAGGGCAGACTGTTTCGCGTTACCGGCAAGGGCAGCCGCTGGAACGACAACTTCTTCATACTGCAAAACGGCTCGCAACTGAAGGGCATCTCGGCCAACGCCGCGCACCGTGGACGGCACCCGCACCTTATCATCGTGGACGATCCCGAGAAGGACGAGAAGAAGTCGTCAAACCCGCTGTGGCGCAAGCAATACTTCGACTGGCTGTTCCGCCAGATGCTCGGCATGTTGCGACGTGGCAACGTGATTATCTGGATCGGGACGGACGTGGGGCTGAATTCCTGTCTTGGCATCGCCATGAAGCAGCATCACACCGTGCCGGAGGATGAGGGCTTTGACCTTCGAGCCATTGACCAGCGGTTCAATGACTGGCATCGCGCGGCATTCGACATCATCGGCTCCGACGACGACGGCAATCCTATCAGCCTGTTTCCTGATCTATTGAGCGCCCAAGGGTTCGAGGAGAAGTGCGGGGCTATCGGGCGGGACGCGGCTATGGCGGAAATCCGGGGCGATCCGATCCGCTCTGGCGAACTTGTCTTGCGCCGGCACGAGTTTCGGCACGGATACATGCACTGCGAGCCCAACAAACGGGTGTGCGGGGAACACGAGTATATGCTGGACCTCAAAACCGGCGAGACGATGGCGTGGCGTCCGTGGCTCGACTCGCTGGAAGCCTATCAGGCCAACGACATCGCCGACAGCCTGGAGGCGTCCGCCTGCCCGTGCGCTTGTGTGACGACCGGAGTTGACGCGGACGGCAACTACTTCGTGCTGGATATCTGGCAGAAGCGTGCCCTGGTCGACGAGCATGTGCCGACCGCCTTCCAACTTGCCCGCCGATGGAAGGCTGTATGTATGGGCTGGGAAAAGGCCGGGCTTCAAGACATGGTTCGCCGCTGGGCGCTGCGGATAATGAACGCCCAGCGTGCCGCCGGAAATGTTGTGCCCAACCAAGTGCCGATTCCCAATCTGCCGGGCACAGTACAGCGAAAAGAACTACGCATTATTGCCGCGATCAGCCATGTCCTTGACCACGACCTCATTAGGTTCCTACGGCTACAGCCGGTCGTCAGCGGCAGCATTACGCATGTGCCCGTGCGGCAGGACCACCGCCTGTACCATCTTGATTTGCTCGATGCCGTCGACACCATGACCGAAAACGGGTGTCGGGGAGACATCGACGGCCTGGACGCACTCGAAATGTGCCTGCGGATAATCGGGGAGCGCAAGTCCCCGAACAAGCCCGTTGAAGAACACCCTACGGACAGTATACTGACGCGTTGGAAGGAGATCGGCCTGGACTTCGAGCCGGCGCTGATCCCGAGCGAGGCGTGGTCGCCGGCCATGCTGAAAGAGCATAATCGGCTGGAGCGAGAGGAACTTTCTGTGTCCTCGCCCGGCCCTGACCCGCTGTGGAACGACCTTTATGACTGATATGATCGCCGCTCTCATCGTGTTGGCCGTCGGGTGCGTGTGCGTTACCATCGTGCTGTGGCGGGCTTTTGCGGCCAGCGCGGTCGCGGCCACCGAGTCCCTGCGCGCCGCCCAGAAGGACCGCGAAGAGATGGTGGCATTTGTGGACCGCCTCATTGAAATCGGCCTGCTGGGATCGGAAAGCGTTGCCCACATGCACGCCCAGGAGCGGCTAGCGCGGGCTCAGACCGAGGCGTCTCGCCAAGTGCAGACATCCGGCACCCGGCAGAGGATCGCGGGGGCGTTCAACAAACCAGAGCCGCAGTTCGAGGACACTAACCTGGCCACTGCGATGGAGGAAGATACATGACCCGCATGGCCACAGAAACACCGCCGACCGCTGGGCCAATCCCTAACATGGAGGAGCCCGCGTCTCTACCGAAGAAAGAGCGCAAATCCGCCACCAAGATCGTCGAATGGGTCCAGAAGCAAATCGAGAAGGGCTTGGAACGCCGGCGCATGCACGCCCTTCAGTGGATTCGAGTCATTTCCATAATGCGTGGCATCCACTGGTTCACGACGACCGGCGGCGTCTGGCGTCCCATTCGACAGAAGAACAAGAGCGATAAGCAGATTTTGGCCAAGGTCAAACTGCTAAAGCCGTGGTACGCACGCCAACTCGGCATGATGAACGAAAACGAGGTTGGCGTGGTGGCTACGCCACTGGTCGGCCAGAACCCCGAGAGCTTCTTTAATGCCGACCGCGCCCAGACGGTCATGGGCACGTGGGCGGATGAGATCAAGCTATCCGATTACGACCGGCACGAGAACCAGTTGCTGTTGAAGTACGGGGGCGTGTTCCGCCGCAGATACCCCTGCATGATGGATCAGCAAGTCAAGCTGCAAGCAATCCCGCAGTCCGAAGTGTTCCCTATCCCGTTTGACGCCGCCGACGCCGACAAGGCCGACGGGCTCATGTGGATCACTCACGTTTCCGAGCAGTGGCTGGAACAAGAGGACATGCTATTCAAGGCCCGCTACGGCCGCAAGCCCGACAAGCCGATGGCCAAGCAGGCCAGTATGGACACCGTGCTGCTAAGCGCAAAATCTACGACGCTCGGAACCGCCCTGCTGACCGGCGAAAAGACCGACGGCGCGGTGGCGATAACGGTGTGGATGAAGCCGACCCCGTTCAATCCGTTCGGTGAGTACATCTTCATCCTGAACGACATGCTGTACCGCTACTGGTCACGGCCGGAGGATGGCATCCACGACCCGCTGCCTAACAAGAAAATACCGCTGGACCCAGTGTACTACCTCAAGGACCCCGATGACTTCTGGGGCGAGGGATTCTGCGAGGCGCTGGTCCCTGCGCAACGAGAAGCCGATCGGCAGCAGTCGGTCCTGCTGCGCTCGGCACTTATGAACCGCGACATCACCGTGTTCAACTCGCGGATCATCAACCCCGCGGACATCCAGAGCGACGAGGCCGCGCTGGTCCCGGTCAACGACGACGGGCTACAGCAAAACCGCTTTGTCATCGAGCGGGTAGTTGGCAACTCCATCAACAAAGACACGGCCAGCGTCTTTAGCCTCACCATTGATAACGCCAAACGTGCGGTCGGCTACGAGTCCGGCATCATCTTCGGCCAATCGGAGGGACGTGTTGACTCGGGGCCGCCCAACACCATGCTGAACCGCAACGCCCTGGCACCGCTGCAAGCAGTTGTAGGCCACAAGTTCAAATCTTACGAACGAACACTGCCGGCCGTACTCGACATGCTGCCACAGGTCTGGCCGGAAGACAAGCAACTGCGGACTCAGGGGGAGTATAACCTGGGCCGCTCGCTGATGCTCAAGCGCCAGCAGATACCTAGCAGCAAGGACGTTATCCTGAAGCCGACGCCGATGGTGGCCGGCGGCAAAACCAGCATGATTAATATGTTGCTGCAACTGCGCAGTATGCCGGACGACACGCGGCAAACGCCCATCGTCAGCGATGCCGAGTTCCGCCGGTCACTGCGCATGCTGGACGTGGCCCCGCCTGGTATCCGTATTATCGACGAGGAAGAGGAGCGCATTCGCTGGCGGATCGCCCGTTTGATCGGAGACACCCAGCAGCCGCAAGCCAAGCCGGCCGGGTGCGGCGACAAATTTGTGGACGCCCAGCAGGCAATGGAAAATCACGAGGAGGTCCTCAGTCAGATGCGCAAGGCTATCCTGGCGCCTCAATTTGACCTCTACAGTCCGCTGGTCAAGAAGGTACTGCTGGCTGAGATCAACTGGCACAATGACCGACTGCAAGGCATTGTGGCACCGCCCAACCGATTCGACGATGACATTGAGCGACTAGACTCACAACGACAAGAGCGTTATATGTTTGACGCTTACCAGAATCTGGATTCCGATGCCGGCCAATTCGTGCCGCTCGGCGCTTAGTAAGGAGCCCTATCGTGTCAGACAACCCGGCCCAAGAGGGCCAGAAGAAACCGGACGCCAAGCAGGCCGAAGGGAAGCCGCCCAAGCCGGATGGCGAGCAGAAACAAACCATTGTCGAGGCCCTGGCGGCAAGCGACCCGCCGCCAACGGCAGCACTGGACCCCAGCAAGGTCGTCGAGTGGTCGGGAGCGGACGGTAAGAAACGGCGGCTGGCCATCCGCGAGCTTATGGAGAGCGCCGAGGTGGCGGAGGCCGCGCCGGTTTGGATAAGCGACAAGTCCGCGGTCGAGAAGTACACGCTGATGGACCAGGCCCTACAGGGTGATGCCGGGGCGGCCTCCAAACTGCTGGAGAAGTACCCCGAGGTCATGGGCGCCGGGAAGCAACCAGCCCAACCGACAGTCGAGCACGTCCCTGTGGATCAGTTCATGGCCCTGCAAGACAAGCTAAACGCGATGGAACAACAGCTTCAGCAGATGGCTGGCACTGTCGGAGACGTGGAATCCGCAAGGACGAAACAGTCCTACCAGTACATGATCCAGGCCCACAAGGACAAACTGCCGTACTTGGCGGCACACCCCAAGGCCGCCGACCTCGCCATCAACAAGCTGAACGAGCTGCGACAGCAAGGGGTGGACTTCTCCCAAGTGCAGCAACCCGGCGCTGCCATCGGCATGATCCTCCAGACTGTCGAGAATGAACTTGCCGCTACAGTCCAGCTTTATGGCGGGGCGGTGCCCCCGGGGCAGGCGCCGGCACCGGGCGGAACCCAGACCGTGGTTATGGACGACCAGCAAGCCGCTGGCCAGGGAAGAAAGCGGTCGGTGCTGGACCTATCGGGCTTCGGGAAAACAACCGACGCGGCCGGCGTACCGCTCGCCCAGCCGCCACTACAGCCCGCTGGCACGATTCCGAACCAGCCCGTAGAGTCCGTGCCCGCCGGATCAGGGGCCGTGGGGGGCATTCAGCAGCAGCCAGCGGACCTGAAAACGCGGGAAGGCGGACTGGCCCGCATGCGCGAGCGGCTGGCACAACTCCGGGCAGCAGAAGGAGTCTAGGATGTCAGGAAACAACAAGTCGCCGAAAACCATGGCATTCGACCCCATGAAGGCGGAGTTGGCGCCGAACACCGTTCTGGTCGAGAAGCTGCCCAAGGACCTTATGACAAAGGGCGGGCTTCACCTACCGGAAAACGTGGCCGAGGAACAATTTATCGGCAGGGTCTTGAAATGCAACGGGGATCGGGAGTATAAGCGGGGCGGGTACGTTCTGTTCCGCCAGGGCTCTGGGGTGGACATACAGGTCCAGGACCGAGACGACCTTGTGGCCCTGAACTGGAAGGGCGATTTAGCCGACGAAGTGGTACTGTATTGGCCACCGGGTTCGGTTGACGTATAGAATTCCACGGCGGCCAAGCGGACGCCACGACATAACGGCCAAGTGGCCGATCTGAGGATCGTTCCACGACAGCCTTGCAGGCCAAGGCGCTTACAGGCAGTCGCGTAAGCAACTTGTAAGGAGCCTGCAATGGCTGATACTTTTGCGCAATTCGAGACGCTTTTGATCGAGAGCGTCGACGACATGGTCTACGACCGCGAACTGCGGGACGACGACATCTCCTGGCGCATACTCGATACGATGGCCCCGATCCCTCGGGGTGGACGAGCCACCGACGGCGCAGGACAGTCAGATGCCAATACGCCTGAATTCGAGGCGTCCTGGCGTATGCGCGTCCAGCGTGCCGGCCTAATCACTGCTGGCCAGTTCGGTGAAGGCAACCTGACAATGATGGGCGCTGACGATCACCTGGCGATGGGCCAGGACGTTGGCCAACTCTATCCCGACCCCACTAAGGCCGCGCTGCGATCGTGGATCACGGTCAAAACGCTGTTGAAAGTGGTCAAAGGCGTTTTGCCGATCAACGAGGACCAGATCGACACGGACCTCATCGGCAACCCGATTGAAGAGGTGGCGATGGAGCATGTCGAAGACGTGCTCGGCCTGCTTCGCAAGTACATCTGCACGAACTTCTGGTCGGACGGCTCGGGGCTGGTCGCCCAGGTCAACAACTCGGCAGGCTACTCGGTTACGACCTCGCCGACCGAAGTGGCCATCGACGTGGGCACTCCGTTCCGCTTCGAGAAGGGCCAGCGGTACATTTTCGGCAGCAACGTGGCCCAAGCAAACTACGGCTCCTCGGCCAGGACGTATCGCACTGGTGCGACCTCCGGCACGACTGGAATCGCTCGCTGCGTGGAGATCAACGAGAAAGACCGGACGGTCTACTTCGAGGCCGAGCCGGCTTCCGGCACGATCACGCTGACCGATAACGATGCCATCGTGCAGCACGACACCGTGGTTACCACAGGGACTACGGTCACTGCCCAGTCACTGTGCCCTAACGGAGTTGAGTCGTTGCTGGTCGATTCGGGCGACTTCCCCGACACGAGCCACACGGTCACCGATTATGAGGCCCTGCGTGCCCAGATCGCCGGCGACGAGTCGGCGAAGGTTCCGCCGAACGCCGAGAACATGGCGGTCCTGCTCGACCAGATGATGGCTGCCGGGATCACCCCGCCTCCGCTGTGGATTTCCGAGCAAAGCGTGCAGACCCTGTACGCTCAAGCCGAACGGCAGGGCGGCGCGGTCTACCCGGTCAACCAGGGCGCCCCCTACCAGGCTTCCGGCGGGATCAGTGGTGCGGTATTCCAGCACTACAACTACACCCCGGCGTGGCTGCTGTCTTCGTTGTGCCGTCCAGGCGCAATTCACGGTCTGGACCCGGCCGACTGGATGAAGTGGATGCCCATTGGCAAAGCGGTTCGCTGGAAGTTCAAGAGCGGGTCGATGGCCGGGGCGTCCAGCATCTTCCAGCCCGTCATGTCCGGTACGCAGGTCACCGGCTTGGCCCAGGCTCCGTTCAAGACCTTCGTGCAGTTTGGCGTCAAGACGCCGCGGGCTCAGTTCCGTCGTATCGGATTCCAGAACGCCCGCGACGTGGTTGGCACCTAGAGAAGGAGTGACTGAACATGGCTGGAAATGCTAACGTACTGAAGTCCGCCTGGCCGCAAGGCGAAGATGGGATCATCCTGTTGGAGCTTGGTCCCTTTGAAGTCGAGGCGTCCAAGACAAATTACGTTGTCGATGCGCTTCGTGTTCCGTATGCGTTCGAGCCGGTGTATGCGGAGGTGGCGTCCCATACGGTGACGGTCACCAACGGGATCACGTTGGACGTGCTTGACAATGAATCGACTCCGCAGCAGATCGTGGAGGACCACACGCTGGCCGCCTCGACGGCTGGCTCAACGGCCAATGCGTCGATGACCATTGACGACTTTGGCCCGGTCCTGGCGGACGCCGTGCTGTCGGTCAGATACACGTCAGGCGCCAGCGACACCTCCGTCAACACGAAGGTCCGGCTCTGGGTCCGCCCGGTGCATAAGTAAGGAGCGGCCGATGAAAACCAAACTCGTAACAGGTATCGCAACGGTCGCCACTCCAGGCACCGCCGTACAGCTAACGTCCACCGCACACCGGGCAATTTCCGTGCATCTGGAGGGCGACGGTAGCCACATTTCCGTTGTCGGAGACTCCAGCGTGGTGTACGGCACCGGGAACGCCTGGGCACAAGGGACCTCTCGCGGCATCGCGGTCTCAGATGGTTCGGGCAACTCTGGAGAAGTGGCAGCAACGGATGTTACTGCTGCTGGGGCGCAGGATGTCGGGCGGCAATTCTACGGCGGCACTCCGACGATGGACCTATCGGCGATTTACTTGGACGGCAACAACGGCTCTGGTTCGGGGACTTCAGTAACCTGGACCGCTTTGGTAATGGAGGGCTAATATGGCTGTCACGCCGGGAGTGAGTAAGTCCACCCCAGGCAGCCAGTCGGTTGCCGTCGATGTGGACACCATTGGAGACGTGCTGTACGGCACTACCGGGATCACGTCTTGGGCTGCCGGGGCCGCCCCTGCCAACGGAGTATCAATGTCGGAGGCGCTTCGGTATATCAGTGAGGATCAGAGCCTGCGTATTGCCAACAAGGCGGCGGCCTCTTTGCCGCAATCCACGGCAGGAGCGCTGTTCACCATTGCCAGCGGTAACATCCTCGTGGTGTCGCTGGTCGGCGAGGTGACTACGGTGATCCAAACGCAGGCCAACGCAACCAAGCTCACATTCAACCCGACCGGAACTGGGGCGAGTACCGATCTGTGTACGTCGCTTGACATCACCGCCGATGCAGTTGGCACGTTCTACTCGCTTACCGGAGTTGCGGCCGACGCACTGCAAGATGGCGTGTGGATGGTCCCCAAAATGGCCCAAGAGTTGATTCTGGGGCCGGGTACTATCGACCTTGATTGTGCCGCATCTAATACCGGCGCAGTCGAGTGGCATTTGCTGTACCGCAAAATCGACGCTTCGGCGGCGGTGAGCTAAGGAGGCTGACATGGGAAGTTGGAACGACGTTGGTAGTCCTAACGCGACCACAACTGACAGCCTGCACGGCAAAATGGGCACCGATGCCGAGATGGGGGACACCAGCCTGTATGACATGCTCATCGCGGGCCTGCCGCAACAGGCGTCCAGGGCAACGGATACGCTGCCACAGACTACGGCAGAGGCGCTGTTCACTATCACCGGCACCATCGAGTTGCTGGCCATCGTCGGAGAAGTGACCACTGCCATTCAGAATCAGGCGAACGCGACCAAGCTGACCTTCAATCCGACTGGAGCGGGGGCCAGTACCGACCTTTGCGCTGCGCTGGACATCGACAACGACGCCGCCGGAGTGCTATACACTATCAGCGGCGATTTCAGCGATGCAATGCTGGAAGGTGTCTGGTGTGCCGAGCGCACATCAACGGCCAACACGTCTAAAGGCGTCATACTTGGCGCCGGGACGATTGACCTTGATTGCGCGGCGAGCAACACCGGCAACATTCAGTGGTTCGTGTTGTGGCGGCCGATTGAAAGCGGCTCAACTGTAACTGCGACCGCGGTGTAGTGTGGCGAAAAGGCCGGTCAGAACGTCAATGCTCGGGCAGGCGGTCATGCCTGCTCGGGCAGATTGGAACAAGATGGGGCCGTCAATGCCCCTATGGTTCAGGGACGCCCTTCGGCAAGTCGATCCCAAGCTGGTTTTGCAGTTCATTCCTCCAGCTCACGAGATAGGGCCGGAAGGCGTCCATCCCTGGATGTTCCCGGCCGGCGTGTGGATGGTCTGCCGGAAGATGCCGCGCACCGGCTGGCTACATGCCAGGGCAGTAATGATGCTGTACAATCAGACAACCGGGTTGCCCCGAAAGCCGACCGTGCAGGACGTGAACACCATCCGACAGTATCGGGACGCATGGCGAAAGAACGGCCTCGACGACCTGGACGAGAAGTTTGACCGTACCTGCAAGGCTTTGATGCGGGCCAAGGATGCCAAAACACGCGACCGGGCCTTGACAGGTATCGCGAACTGCATGCGCAAGCACAATATGACCCAGTATGGCGGAAGGAGGATTAGCGTTCCAGCCATGCCCGGCAAGTAGGAGGCGGCCATGGCCGAAATAGAAACCCCTAAGAAGTTCCCCGGCTGCGTAGCCGATATCGGCCAGATAGACCCAGGGGGCGGAAGTCCGCCAGTTCCGCCCCCTGGCGAGCGAGCAATACCGTCGCTGTCGCTGACGGTGTTTATTTCGTCAGCCCCGGACCCGGAGGACGGGCCTATGAAGTCGTTTTTGCAATTGTTCTACGAGCAAATCGACGATTTCCTGGGCGACCCAAAGCTCGTTAAGCGTCTACCGCACGCCAAACGCTACGAGATGCTGCGTGTGGCCGAAACGCAAATCTGGGAAAAGCTGGTCCGCACCGTGGGGCACAACGGATCGCTCGGCCGGGCCGAGGCAACTATCACCCTTCAAGATGACGTGCGGTACTACCGACTTCCGGGCAACTTCCGCAAGTTCATTGAGTTCGTCCATCGCAACAACGGCGATCCCAACGAAATAATCAACCGGCTGCGCACCATCCCTATGAGCAGCCCCGGGCCAGGGATAGAGCTGCTGAACGCGAACCGCGGCATGGTCATTAGGCCGAACCCGGTCCTTCCCGGCGACGAAGACTGGACGCTGGTGTACGAAAAGGGGCCGGTGCTCACGCACTACGCGCAGGCCGAGGCAATCGGAGATCAGCACATCAAGTTCGGCACGCCTGGAGATGACGCCGGCGAACTGATCCTTAACGACGACTACTACAATGGCTCGATGGTTGAGGTCTACGAAGCCGAAACCGGCAACCTCCAAACCATCGAAATCGAGGATTTCGTCTCCGACTCCAAGACGGCGTATTTGCGGTTCCCGTGGTCGCCAAAGCCGACTGGCGAAACGATCATGTACCAGATTCGCCCCGTGCTGCCCGAGAACTACTCCAACATCTACGCCCTTCGGGTCGCGGCATTGTACGCCCGGTCGCAAGGGTTCCCCATAAAGGCCCGGTCGCTGGACTCTGAGTTCAACGCCCAGTTTGCGGCCTGCGCGGCGTACTTCGCAAGCCAGACGTTCGACCGCGCGCCGAGCCGACACGAGCCTACGCCTTCGACGATGCAGGCAGTGGACATTTATGAGGACTGGTAGTCGCCATGCCTGTTACCCGCAAACGCTCTGAAGGTGACGATGCGGTCGTAGACTACGACATTTCCGTCCACGACGCCGACCTGAACGTGACCCTAGAGCGATGGGCTCTGGCCGAGCCGCAGGCATCCGTAGTGTTGGGGCGCGATGTAACTGTGCTGGGAACCATGCGGCCCGATCGCGGCCGTCGGCCTATCGGCGTTGCGCCTGTCAGCGATGCCATCTGTTGGGCGGAGGAAAGCACCTTTAGCGGCCGGGCCTCGCGAGTGTTGATGGACCGCTGGCGCGATCCACGCCCGGACTGGGCTTCGGCCGACGGGGAAGTGTCAAGCGCTGCGTATACCGTGGCCAACAACCGGATCACCAAAGTTGCGGGGTTTGGTCAATACAATTCAACCCGCGGGCGCAACGGTGACAGATTCGTCGTGCATTTGCCCAAGGAGCGACGCGGGGCATACGCCATACAGACTGACGACATCGACCCGGACTACATCGTCGTAGATACCGGCTGGGAAGAGGACGTGTCAGGCATTAGCGGCTGGATCGAACGGCAGGCCGGTTATGCCAGCCCGACATGGGACCTAGCTGACGACGATTTGACTACGCGAGACGACAACACGTTTTTGATGAAGTCGCCGATGGAGTACGAAGCTACTGGCCCCTGGCCGTCTAGCGCAGTTGGCGGCCTTCTGACGCTCAATGCGGACAACCGAGTGCAGGAGTCGTCGTGGGCACTAGTGGAAAGCCGCTATTCGACTGTCAATGCGAACGACACGTTGATTCTATCGGCAGCGCTGGTCTACGCCAACACCCTGACCTCTGAAGACAAGTTTCAGCTGGCGTACACGCAGTTTTACGACAAGCGTGGAATCTGGATGGGGGACGGGCGGCGCTTTTGGCTGCTACAGAACGGGGTGTACTACCTTTACATAGACCTGGGCAGTGACGACCTTCTGGGGCTCAGGTGGTCTCACCACCAGATTTCTCCGAACCTCATCATGTTTGTGAATCCGTCCCAGCCTGGCCGGGTTCTGCGGCTTGACGCCTCGCCACTAGCGGATGGGGAAGTGAGCGGCGACGAGACTTTGTGCGGCATGATCCCGCCGGTCAAGCCGGGCACCAAGAACGACCCGCAGACGCAAGACCGCGAATGGTTGATGGCCATCGTGGCGGCCGGTGGGTCCGTGCCCGATGGCACGTACAGCGTGCAGGTCCGGGCGGTCAATTACACGGACTTCGGGGAATCGCAGTTTGTCAGCGTCTACAGAGATACTGACACAGAGAGAGAAGAAACCACTATTACTGCGACCGGCGGCGGTACGGATGCAATAGCCGTCTACAACTATCCGGCCGAGTCACTGTCCAACCAACCGCTTGCCGGACCGCCTCAACACAGGCGCTGGACTCACATGGAGGTCTGGCGGGCCGATGACGCCGACGGCGTGTACTACCTGGAGGCCGCCATTGATCTTCCGCGTGTCGGCCAGGGTTTAGGCTGCGAAGATGTGCTTGACTACGCAGGCAATGGAGCAGGCGTAAATGCTACTGGCGGTTCGCATTTGGTTCAAAAGACGCCCACCAACACGACAAGCGGGTATCCGTGCATTCTGTCTGCCGAGGAGTTGCAAGGGCGCACGGCACGCACAGAGTCCGATGTGCTGGCTGGCGGGCTTCCGCCGGTGTGCCAGAAGGTGGCATCAATACAGGGCATCACCGTGTGCGCGGGGCGCGCCACCGAAGACGTGTCGCCCGGCATTGCCGAAAGTCGCCAGCACTTCATGTATACCAACAGTACACAGTACACTCCCAGCGCTACCGAGAATTCGTCCTTGCTGGACTGGCTGACCGATGACGCTGGTGGCGTCGGCCAGGCTTATGCGTTCCAAAAGGGTGACATCGTTGAAATCGTCGAGGGCGGGCAGCTACCGGCAGGCAGTGGCCCCGGCGCGATCGCGCCGGGCTCTAGGGCGACAGTTCATGCCGAAATGGCGGGGAGTAACCAAGTCACATTAAAAGGGACATACCCGCTGGGCGAAGTGTCGTTTTCGCACGCTCGCTACTGCCTGGTTCGCCAATATGACATTAACTATTCGACGGTGCAGGCAGATCACGAGGTGTCCTATAGCCGAACGGACAAGTTTGCGCCGGAGTCGTTTCCGGCTCGCGTGCTTAGCATGGACGCCCGCGGCGACACGTTTAAGAACATGGTGCTGGTCGGCAACTACGCTGTCGTCATTATGGAGCAAGGCGTCTACCTGGTTTTTGTGAGCGGTTCCGCCCTTGACCACGAGGTCATTAGCGACGTGGGCGACGGCACGCCGTGGGGCGATTCCGTAGCCACGCTTCCAAACTCTGTGGTGTGGGCTACCTCTCGCGGACCGCGCATTTTGACCGTCAACAAGGAGCCGAACGACGTTGGCCAGCGCGGCCAGCTGTCCTACCTGGACTCAGCCGGACGGATGGATGACTGGTTCCGCGAGGCTGCCGAGAATGGCTACGACATTGACACCGGGGTCGACACTGCGAACCACTGCGTGAGGTTCCGCCGCAAGATCAGCGACAACGAGTTTCAGGTGGCCCAGTACAGCTATCGGTATGATCGCTGGACGCTGCTCGACGACGACAATGGCGTGGCCTACGTCCGCAGCGTAAATGCAACCGGCGAGGAGGGCGGGCTGCCTCGGCTCTACAGCGTAACCAAGGAAGGAAGCGTGTTCCTGGTCAATGCCGATGGCGATGAGTGGCCGTACACGGCAGACCAGTGCAGTGGCCAACTCAGCAGTCTTGACAAATGCGGGCCTGGGTTCATGCAGTCGGCGGGACGGTTCACGCCGGACATGCTTGGTGACGTGATTCGCTTTTACGGCCCGGACGGCAGCGATGAGGCGCGGATAATTCGGTCGGCAACCGTAGACCGGCTGGAGTTTGACGACGTTGACGGATTGTGCGAGTTGTCGATTTACACCGTCGGGGCTACGCGATTCAAGATCAGATTCGCTCCGTACATCGGCCCATCCCGCAACGAGCTGAAGATACTAAGGGGTGTCTCGGCACGGATCGTCCCAGGGGACCGGGAGAACGCCGGGTATCCCACCATCGCAATCGGGGTTTACGAGGACTTCAACGACCCTGTAACCGAGGAGCCAGTGCAGGTATTCCGGGACGACCAGGAAGAGTTCACCACATCCGGCCGGATTGTGGACTTGGAGGCTGGCGGGCATGCGCTGGAATTAGGCATCGAAAACTTCGCCCCTCGGGTAGATTTTCGGGTACAATCGCTGGTAGCTACGATTATCGACCGTGGCACCGAGCAGATAGACGCAGCGGAGGACGAGTGATGGGCGCCGCACAGGCAATTCTAGGGCAGTCAGGAATCACGCTTCTCGGCGACCTCATTCGGGGCTTTCTCGGCTGGCAAGCCGTACAGCAGGGGCGTGAGGACTCTCGGTCCGCCCTGAACATCATCCGTCAGAATCGGGACATGCTGGAGGACTACATTGTCGGCCAGACCGGCGGGCTGTTCGGCGAAATCCCGCTGTTCTATGGCGACGTGCCCCTAAATCCGGCCGCGACCGCACTGGGGCCATCGCCGTTTGTCGAGCCGGACCTTACGCCCGGCGAGCGATTAAACCTGGCGCCCGGCCAGCAAGGCCAGCAATTCGATCCGAGCACGCCCACCTTGCTGACTCGGGATGGCGAGCCACTGCCTTCTCGCGACGACATCTTGGACTTGTCCAAGATTTTCAATGTTGAGGACATGCTCACGCCTGGAGAGGCGTTTTCGGACTTCGTGCCGGGCCCATTTGAGTTACCAGACCTGAACCCATACTTGGGCGGCAACCAAGGCGCACGCTTGGGCATCTCGCCGACCGCCGGGAACGTGCCGGGCGTGGTCAATGTGGATGCAGAGGGCAACCCCATTGACACTTCAAAGCCGATTGACCTTAACCAGTTCACCTACGACCCCAGCGATTTAGAGGAGATCGCCGGCAATGTCGGCGCGGCATTTGAGGGTATCGCTGGCGGGTTGCAGGGGCGGCGCTTGGCGCCGGGCACCTTGTTCGGTCAGGTAGACTTTCCAGAGTACGAGGGCGAGGCGGAACTTGCGAAACTGCGAGGCGACATTGCCGTTGGCAATCGAGAGGCCACAGAGCTTGCCCGCCAGCAGGTTGCCGCCCGTGCGTTGGGAGCCGGCCAACCGCTTTTGGCCGCCCAGAGTTCGCAGGACCTAGCCTTGCGGGACATTCAGGATACCGGACGCACGTTGGCCCGCAACGCCGCCGCCGACGTGGAACAGAAGGTTCTTGAGAACGAGCGGGCGCGGGCATCGATGCAGTTCGCCGGCGCGGCTACCGAGGCCGACATCAACCGGGCGCTGGACCTTGCGGCGTCTAATCTGCGGGGCACGGGGGCGAGTACGGCAGCCCACCTTTTGAGTAGTGGCGAATCGTTGGAGGCGGCTAACCTTGGTTTGCTGTCGGGGCTAGAGCAGTTCAACCTACAGTACCCGATGGCGCTACAAGGTTTATTGGACGACCGGGAGCTACAGCAGTTTTTGGCGAACTTGAGCGCCGGGCAAGCGTCGGCCGGAACTGCCGCACAGGACATCGGAATCCAGCAGGGCTCGGCGGCCAACACGCTGGCCGCGCTCGGCAACTTCATGTTGCAGCCTAACCTGTCGTTGCTACAGGGTATAGCCGGCCTGGGCACTACCGCCGCCGGCATTCAGCAGAACTTCCCGGTGTTTATGCCGACCACGAACTTTGACAGTACGGCCATCGACGCTTGGAACGCGGCGCGGCTGGCCAATGCGGGACAGCCCAAAGATTCGTTCGGTGTGTCCGTGTTGGGTACTGGGTTCAACACGGGTTGCATCGACGGCATGGGCTGGGTGCAATTGGCGGGCGGGAAGATCGTCATGCTGATGAACGTAGAGGTCGGCGATGAGGTGGTGACGCCCAGCGGCGAAACGAGGAAGGTACTTTACAAGGATTACGGGACCAGCCCGATTCGCGATCAGCACGTTCAGATCATTACCAACCTCGGTCCCATCGTGTGTACCCGCGATCACCGTATCGGCGGGTTCCTGGCGGACGAATGGCTGCCGGGCGAAAAAATTGAGATGGCTGGGGGCATCCGGGCGGTGGTTCTGCTGCTACGTGAGCACCCTTACGTGGTGTCTGGCGACCTGTACGTTGAAGGCAACGCGGACTACATCGTCAATGGGTTTGTGGTTGCGTCGAATATCGGGCGCAACATAGAATCGGTGGGTGGCTTGAGTCGCTATCTTGAACTGAAGGCCGCTCACGAAGCCAGAATACCGGAGGATTGACATGCCGGCTGGAATAGGAGTACCTACTGGAATGGTGGCCGGTACTGGCGGCGGCCTCGGGGGTTTCCTGGGCGGTGTCGGCGATGCGATGGCTGGCCGGGGTACGATGGGGATGTTGCTGAACCAGCCCGCCTGGATGATGCGACAAATGGGGGCCGACCCGACCACGGCGCAGGCAATCATGTTGGGGCTGGCGGCTAACCCGCTTCAAGTGCAGGCCGGAAACACCTCGTTCCAGGTTGGCGGTGGCGGCGGCGGGATTGGTCAAGCTATGCTCATGCGGCAGATGCTGAAGGGGCAAATGGACAAGGCCGCCGAGGAGGGCAAGGGGTCCATCCTCTCTGACGAGGGCGGGACTGGGTGGTCGCGAGGCAAGTGGAACAAGTTTATAGGCCAGGGGCCGATGCCTCGCATCCTTGGCGACGACGAGATGTTCCGGTTCAGCCTGTAGGAGATCGGCCATGCCATACGGACTACCAAATTACGGCAGTTTCGGAGGAATATGGCGGGCGCCTATGCCATCCTTCGGTTTTGGTAAATCTGCCCCCAGAAGCCGGGGGGAAATGAACACCTTTGATCTAGAGGCCAATTGGCATCGCCCCGCCCCGTTGTGGACTTCATCGGAGCTGGGAACGGGGGGGCCTGATCCTGAGCCAACAGAAGGGCCGTATGGTGATTATTGGCGCGGCACCCTGGCGCTGGGCAACAGAATGTATGATATGGGCTTCGCCGACACGCCCTTCCTCTCTTCGCGCGAGCATGAGCCACCTGCCGAGCAATTCGATCCGAGCACACCCACCCTGCTGACTCGGGATGGCAAGCCAGCGTCTTGGAGCGCACTCGACGTTATCAATGATGCCAGGGCGACGAACAATGATCCCGGTGAGGGCGTTCGCAGGTTGCCGATCTCTAGCTGGAACTTTGCGTTCAGCCCGTGGCAAGTACAGCAGAGGCTGTTAGAGTCGGCGCTAAATATGTATCCGCAGCCGAAGTATTTGAACAGGCCGCGGCACGACGTGTTTACGCCCACTTTCAGATAAGAGAGTATAGTCATGCCGTTCATCATGCAACAGCCGGGGCGGCCGCCGTCGATGCCGTTTACTGTGCCTCAGAGGCAGCAGCGCCAGCAGGGCATCTACGCCAATATGCTGAACCCGCAGAGCGACATGATGGCAGCCATCATTCCGCTGCTGCTCGCTCAGCAGCAGGCGCAGTTGACGCGGGAACAGATGCGGGATGCGAGGCTGGCGCGCAAAGAAGACCTTGGCCTGATGCACGAACAGTTTGGGCTGACGCGGAGTATGAATCGAGCCCAGATTGAGGCGCTTAAGAGCGAAATGACAATGGGCCGCAGGCAGTCCGATGTGGGGCTGGCTTCGGCGCTGATCCCCTTCATAGATGCTACGGCCGCGGCAACCACGGCCAGAGGCACCTCGTTGGCGCCGGATGAGGTGCTGGAAGCCAAAAAACGCTCAGAGCTATACACCCGCACCGCTGATGTTACCGCCACTACGGCAGAGCAGTACAACCAGAGCCTGATTGAAGGCTTGGCCGCCGCAAGCACCGGGGACATAAAGTCGGCGAACACGGCCCTGAAGGCGGCTTCTCGACGATTAAGTAACCTGAAACGACCGCTAAGGTCCGACAATGAGTACGCTCGTGTGGCGGCAGTCCGAGAGCTTCGCGATTTTGTGGATCGGGCGCGAAGCGAGTTTTCCGATGCTCTTGAAAGCCAATCGCCGTTTAGGGTCGGGGCCAAGCAGTATGTCGGCCTAGACGACCCAGACACCTACGCGAAGTTCCTGGCAGCCGACCTGAGCGGCGCTACGCTGGTCCGCGGCGTCGAAGGTGATCCTGCTGATGTGTACGAGTTTAGGCAAAACCTGGATAACATCGGCCGGATTCTCGATGAAGTTGGGGTGGCGTTGTCTGACGCCGAACAAGAGGGCGGCGAATTGGACGTGCTTGGCGCAATAAGCCCAGATTATCTGGTGGCTAAGCGAAAAAGCGAACTGGCCCGGGGGCTGGAGGGCTCTGCTATTGGAATGAGCGAGCTGGCCGCCGCCAAGCAACAGGCCATTCGTCACCTAATGGGTTTAATGGGCGGCGTCCCGGCGCCCACTGCACCAGCGACAGCCGCCCCGATGCCCAGCAGCCGCGCCCAGGCCACGACGCCGTTCAACTACAGCTTTGGACTGAGGTAGATGCGATATGCCGATTCTGCCCCTACTTGCTAGTTTGACCGGCGGTAGCCTGTCTTTGGCGGCACTGCGGGCATTGCTCGTGCGGCTGGCCAAGACGGGCGCGGGGCACGCCGTGAAGGCCGGCGCCAAGAGGCTGGGGACCGGAGTGGCACGGGCGGCGATGTCACAGACCGCACGCGGCGGCGTCGGCCGCTATCTAACGAAGGGCGCTCTCAGGCTTGGCAAGACCGTGCCGATGGATGTTGGTATTGGCCTCGGGTTTATGCCTGGCGTGTTCGCCGTTGACGCCCTGCTGGGCGCCCAACACGAAGGCGACGTAGACACAGCGCTAGCCAACTCGCACGCTGGCCACCCGGCCCAACTTAACGCGCCGATTATGGCCGGTATCGAGCGGGATGTGATGCTTCGCCGCGCGCTCGCCGACATGGGGATTGACTTTGATGACCTCATCGACCAGCAGACTCGCGGAGGGTTGATCTGATGTCTCAGTTCGCCGATCCGATGCAAGTAATTCGCGAGGCCCTAGATGTGGCGGGCACAGCGCCGGCATTTGAGCGGGGCCAGGCGTCCTCCGTAGAGGCGATGCGCAAGATTCTCTTGGCAAGTGCCAAGCAGGGCAATGTAGACGTAGCGATAGCTGGCTACCAGCAAGCCTTTGACAGCCTGAGAACCAAACGCCGCTGGTGGGATATGCTGACGCTGGCGGAAGACCTGAAAAACGAGTCCAATGACCGCATGAAGGCTATCGGGCGAACTGTGGCGGTGGAGGCAGAAGGTGAACTGGCCAAGGTTGTAGAAACCACGAAGGCGCAGGTCCGCGCGCAAGCTGCGAACCTCCTGGGCAGGCCGGGCGGTGCGGCAGAAATCGAAGTTAGCGATGACGCCATCCGCAACGGACTCAAAAGCCGACGACCGTCGATTACCCGAATGGCGGAGGAAGCGGCGTCCAGCAATAGGGCGCGGCTCGCATCGGCCGACGCGGCTCAGGCAGAGGTAAAAGCTGGCAAAAACACCTCGCTTGGTCGTGCGTCCCGACTACGCGGCGTCGGCGGCGTTGCGGGCGGCCTCGCCGCCGGCCTGTTGCTCAGCAAGATGTTCGGCGGCAAGGGTGACGGCGCGCCCTCGGACGGCGCTACCCAACTTCCGCCCATTTTGCAGGCTGAGCTGATGAAGGCGCAGATCATGGCCGACGCCAGCCGACCAGATGAAAGCCAGACGCTAGTCAACCTTGCCCGACTGCTCACCATACAGAAGCGGATTGCCGACCTTGCGGGCATGGCTGGCCCCAGCCCCACAGTCGGCCTGATCTAAGGACCGACCAGTGCCGAGCCTGCTGGAACAGTTAGAACTCGGGGCCAACTCGATTTCGCGGGCCGACCTGGACTCACTCACCCGGCTGATCCAAGACCCCGATTCCGTGTCGCTGGACGACCATCGCACTGTCGCCGAACGGCTTGGACTTCACGGTGGCTTTTTGGCGGCGGCGGTCAACGTGTTCGCCGACCCCAAAATCTGGATCGCCGCTTTGTATAGCCGCGTCTTCCCGACGGCGGCCTTCGTGACCGGGCGCATCCCAAAGCACTTCGTAGGGTATGCCAATGAGTTTACCGGCATCTCTGCGCTTTGGCGCCCGATTACGTCGATGTTCAACGGGACCAACATCCCCCGGATGGAGGCCCTCTATCTAGAGCGTATGCAGGCGGTCACCAAGATCGGTAACCGCATGTTCGATAAGACGCGGACCCGGCCCAATTGGGCAAACGAGAAGGAGGTGGTCTCGCACCTGATGGAAGGTCAGCCGCACCCAATGGCAACGGCCGAACTGCGCTCGTTAGCCGGGTCGCTACGCGAGGACATGAACCACCTCTACAAGTTTCTCTCGCAAGCCCACCGGGTTACTGGTGGATTCGACGAGGGTGAGGCTATCGTTGCTGCGTCATCCCGGCCGTATACGAAGGCCGAAGCCCCGCGGTATCTGCGAGACTACTTGCCGCACATCCCAATCACTCACACCGACAGCATCTTCGAGCCGGGCGGACGTGAGGCCCTGGCCCGAATGACCCGGAATTCCGAGATCGCGGCACTGGCCAAAGCGGGGGCCGACCCCAACAAGGTGTGGACTGCCCGACAGAGCAACCAACTACATAGTGACTTCAACCGCTACCAGCAGTTCTTGGAGGCCGGTGGTGCAAGGTTCTTCAGCCCGCACCTGCTTCGCCGCACCCGGAATATCCCACTGACCAGCCAGATGGGCGGGCAATACTTCGTCACCGATCTGGACATCATTTTGCAGAAGTACGTCCACTCGGTGGCCCGCACCTATGCGCTGAACGCTCCGCTGTTCAATACGGAACGACTCAAGATCACCGTGCCGGGCATCAAGTCTCCCACCAACGAGCCCTTGATGGTCCAGATAATGAACGAGGGCTTGGCCCACTCCGGGGCTAAGTTCGAGCGGTTTCAGGTAGCCGGTCAGTTCAATAGGGACGGCACCCCGGTTCTGCGTGAGCGGCTGGTCGATAAGGGCAGTATCTGGCGGATGATGGGCCTGAAAATCCTGTCTCGGAACCTCAAGGGCATGTCCAGTATGGACGAGGTTCTGTTTGGCGATGGCTTCGGGACCATGTTCAACAAGGCCCACGACAAGATACGGGGGCTCGTTGGCCGCGGGCAGGAGGAGCAACTTGCCCATGCGTTGGACAACCTTCGGGCGAAGGGCACCTACCGAAGCGTAGCCAACGGCTTGACCAGCTACTTCTACGCCAATATCGCGGGGCTCAACCCCTGGTTTGCGTTGCAGAACACTTTGCAGCCTATCATCGGGACTATCCCCGGCCTCGGCATCGGCTCAACCATGCTGGGCGCCAGGGACTTGGGAGCCAGGATGCCGGCATTCGTCCGGGCCACGCAGCGGCATCTTAAAGCGTCACTGGGCACTCAGACGGACTTGGCACGTATTCCTGTCGCTGGCCGTCCGGTGGACGCCATGCGCAAAATGCGCGAATCGCTGGCCAAAGCCTACGAGGACGTGTTCCCAGAGGTGGCGCGTCAGGGCCTTCGGGTTGACCCGCGGTTGTATGATGTGAATGAGAACATCCTGCTTAGCCGCGGCGCACGCACCTACGACGAATTAGTCAAGTTCTCATTGGCCCCGTTCACGACAACTGAGTCGGTTAACCAGTTGCTGACTTTCTTCGCCAGCAAGCGGGCACTGCGTAGGGCCATCAAGACAGGCGAGTACGAGTTGCCGAAAGACTTGCCTGAGTCGGCGATAGATGACTACCTCAATATGGAGGCTGGCATCACGGTCAACAACCTTCAGTTCCGGCCGAGCCCAGGGTCCAAGACCATCCTGCAAAACTATCTGCCGGCCCCGTTTCGGATGTTCAGCACGTTCCCCATTCGCCTGCTGAACTCGTTTGCCGAAAGCACTGTCCGCGGGGCAATGACCCAGGAGCAACTCAGTAACGCTTCGGCCCTGCGAGCCGTCATGTCGCCGCTGTCGTCCACCCGCCAGGATTGGCAAAAGCTGCTGTCGTTGGGTACGGGGCGGAATTTGGGGACGTTGGCGCGAACCTATATGTACTCTCAGGTTGCCATCAACGGTGCCCGCGAGGTGCTGGGCGTGGATGTAGGGGAGTCGCTGGGCTTGCTGGTCCCTTTCGAGAGCATCGCCGATGGGCGGGCGTTCTTCGGCCTGGCCCCGATACCGCCGATTGCGTCTACGGCCGTTGACATCGTGAAAGCCACCACGACCAGAGACATTCGCCGCTTGCAGCCGATGTACCTGCCGGGGTACGGCCCGATTCCGATCCCGAAAACCTTGTTCCCCGGAGGGGTGGCCACGGCCAGGGCGATTCGGGCCTTCCAGCAGTACAAGCCGGATACCGGGGGGTTTGTGGATGCCGATGAGCGCCTGATGTACTACGGCAACGACACGGACCTAATCCTGGGCATGATGGGCATCCCGCTAGACAAAAACCGCCGATTGCGGGAACATCTCGACATAGTGGCATCGAACCGCCGCTCGATTCGGCAATATCGCCGGGAGTTTGCAATGGCGAGGCTGAATTACGACACGGCCAAGATGCAGAAGGTTGCGGCGGCGTTTGGCAAGGCGTATCCAGACATGCCGCCCTTGACCCTCAGCGACCAGGACATGAGGCGGTATCGCGAGAGCGCGCAAGTGCCGGCTATCACAAGGATGCTGAGGACGATGGGCGAAACCGGCAGGTTTCTGGAATACGATATTTACGAAGTGGACCCTGCGCTTGTCTCACCGCCAGCGCTTGGAGGGCTGTAATGGCCAAGGCCAGCATCACGCTCCAGAAGGAAGTCCCGGCCGTTATAGAAACACCCGCCGGGCTGGTCACCGTGACTTGTCATTCGGGAAAGCGTGTTACCGTTGAATACCCCGGCATGTTGTCCGTGGTGCGTAAGAGCAGTATGGATATTGACGGCAAGTTCCTGTCCGTCGTGGACGGCAAAGCGAAGCCCAAGTTTAAACTACTGACCCCGATTACTGACGGCGATGGCCTGCTGGTCGGGCTGGAAGAACCGGGTGTGTTTCAAGTGGGAGAAGTACAATGACAATACCGAGCGCAGATTTGGTGCCGCAGTGGCGCAAGGCCCGGCTCGCCACGACCAATGATACGGTTATCACGGACTACGACGCTGGGGACTTTGACGTAGACAAAGCCGTAAAGGTGCTGCCGTACCCGGCTATCGCGTTGCGTGTTCTCGGGACGGATGCTGACGGTGAGGCCGCTACCATTACGATTTCTGGCTGGGGGTACGCACATTCGGGCGATGCCGCCAAGGTTCCGGGGCATCAGCTATGGAAGGGCACGGTAACGCTGGGCGGGAAGTCGTACACTGGCTGCGAGGCGCTGGCCGAAGATTCCACCGACACCACAACCTACTACGAAGCTGAATCGTGGAACGCCAGCGTATCTGGCGGACACAACGCCGCAGGCGTTCGCGTATACGGAGGCGCCAATCACTTCGAGCAGGCGATAATGCTTCTGCCTACGCTCGGGTACGCCTGGATCATGCTGGAAGTCTCGGGTATGTCGATGGCAACCACCGGCATCCTATGGCGCCCTCTTACCGCCGAGCAAGTTCCGCCCGACATCAACACCGATCGCGAGGCAACGCCGGTTGCCGCGACGATTGCGGTGGCCGCTGGGCCGACCGCAACCGCTTTGGTGGCCAGCCCGACGTGGGCGCAGTCAGTGACCATCCAGGCCCGCAACACTAATACCGCCACGCTTTGGGTCGGCGACAGTTCGGCCGCAGCCAATAAGGGTCATGGCCTGCAGCCGGGTGATAGTTTGACGATTACTCGCCGCACGAATCTCAATCTAATCTACATCAATGGCACGGCCGCAGAGGATGCCGACCTGTTCTACCTGAAGGAAGGTTCCTAATGGCTACGCGGACGATTACCAAGGCCGAAGGCGTGGCGGACGTGAACAGTTGGGAATACGCCTTCAAGAACCAGGCGGACGGCGACGTGTTCAACGTCACAGCCGATCTAACATTTGTCACCGACAACCTTGCCAACGGCAAGGGCAGCATCATGTGGGAGTTGAACACCAACACCACGATCCAAACCGATGGCCCCCTGCGTGTCGTCGACTTTGGTGGCATGTACTACTTACGCAGCAACGGCCAGGCTGCCGGCACGACCATTACCATCGACGACCTGCACCTCAAGAATGGCGAACCCGGCAAGGATTTGGTTGTCTGGATAACTAATAGCGGCGCGATCACGGCCACTATGACGGATTGCATTGTCTCGGGCGCCGATCAGATCGGAATTCAGGTTACCCAGCAACTTTCCACAAACCACGCCTTGTCGGTTGCGTTGACGCGGGTGACGAGTTCTGGCAATGGGTACAACGGGCTGGCGGTTACTAACAGCGAATCAGTCAACGCCGTCGATGCCGTGGTAGCATGTACCGACTGCAACTTCACGGGCAACGGATATAGCGGCATAATTGCCGCCCAGGAGCATGGGGTCTATATAAGCCACGATGGTTCTGCCGGCAAAATCATCTTTTCAGCATCCGGCGGGCGCATCGCAGGCAATAAGGGCGACCCGATTTATACTGACGCAGGTAGCGGAACGATTGAGATACCGACGTTCTCCGGCGTCAAGATCAACGATGTCCGTCAGGTCACTATGTGACGGGTGCGGAGCGTGCTGTCTGCATGCGGGCGACCCCCCTTTTGGGCACAATGATTGGCTGCGCGTGCCGCGGGCTGTGCAAAACGAATTGAACGCAATGAGGCGGGATGCCCCGCCAGGCCAGGTCAACAACCCCTGTCACTGGTTACAGCCGGATGGTGGATGCCAGCACCACGAGCACCGCCCTGATCTGTGCCGCGAGTTTGAGGTCGGGGGTGCTGCCTGCCTTAAATGCCGCTGGGAACACGGCAGCCACTAGGCCCAGTTGTTGGTTTTCCCCAAAAATCCCCAAAATCCGCTTGACCGCTCCCAGCCCGTGGTGTAGGTTGTAGGGCGAAAGGCGGTGAAGCATGTCAGAAGAACTACACGGCAAGACGCACACGGGGACGGTGCTGGATCGGCTACAGGCCGACATTTTCGGCATTGCGCGGGCTCGGCAGAAGCTGGCCGATCTGGACCAGGCGATTGCCGGGACTGCTGCGATCCGCGATCAGCTCCGTGACGTGAATACCCGGCTTCAGGACGAGGAGCAGTCCGATGGCTAAGTCTCAGCAAGTGACAGTGCCGATGGAATACCCGGCCTTTTGCGCTGGCGATCCGATCCTGGCCACGGCCACGGGGGACGCACGGCTAACGCCCACGCAGATCGTTGTGGAGAACGTGCACTCAATGGAGCGGCTCCACCGCAGCGCTCCTAGAAGCGAGCCGTCTTACAGCAAGCGTGTTCCGCTCCGTTTCAATCGGCAGACGGGAATGGAAATCCCACGTCGTCACCTGAACCGTGGCTGGCGACTCGCGGAAGGCTGGCGTAACGCTGTGGAGCTCCCCCATGCCTGATCTTCCAGACCTACCGCTAGACCCGCCGGAGGAGCGCCCCATCAAGTGGCCCGGAGAACGCGAGCAGCTGTGCGACCAGTGCGGGAACGGCGAAGCGCTGCGAGCCTGCTACAAGTGCGGCATGTTCTGCTGCCTGGAGTGCCTGAGCGAGGGCGAGCTTCATTTGTGCCGCGACTGCGAGGGGCTGACGGGGCATACGCTCATAGCATCGCTCCTGGCTGCACGGGACAGGGAGTTTCGGCAGGGTGGTGCGTTGACCGCGACCGTCGTGGATCGCGTGTTTGCTGGTTGGGAGAAGGACGATGCTGGCGAAGGCCGAGTATGACGCAATCGTAGACGCCGCCGAGCGTGCTGACGCGTGCAGCGAGGCTATTGCCTGGGCGCGTAAGCGGCAGCGCACCGTGGCGGAACTGTCGCCCGAGTGGGCGTACTGGCTGCGCCGCTTCTGTTCGGACCTGCCGGAAGAGGTTAAGCGCGCGGCCGAGGCCAAGGCGCTGACCGAGCCAGAGTGGGCGTACTGGCTGCGCTGCTTCTGTTCGGACCTGCCGGAAGGGGTCAAGCGCGCAGCCGAGGCTAAGGCGCTGACCGAGCCAGAGTGGGCCTGCTGGCTGCGCCGCTCCTGTTCGGACCTGCCGGAAGAGGTTAAGCGCGCAGCCGAGGCTAAGGCGCTGACCAAGCCGAAGTGGGCGTACTTGCTGCGCCGCTCCTGTTCGGGCCTGCCGGAAGAGGTCAAGCGCGCGGCCGAGGCCGAACACGCCGCCCTCGCGCCGGAGGCTGAGTGATGGGGGCACAGTATCCACCCAACGTGAACTGCCCGCGGTGCAACGCCGCGCTGGATGCATACTGGCCATACGCTAACGCCGCAGATCGGTTCGCACTGCTGATCGGTGCAACTGGTTTCCCCTTAGTCGATTGCGAAACGGTGCGCCGGCAACTGAAAGAGGCTGCGGATGAAACGGATTGGACTGTACGCCAAGCGTGTGCGCGCTTCGACGATCTTGTTGAACAGGACTTGCGGGCCGTGATAGCCAAGGCCCCATAAGCGGACTTATGTGTCCTAAATTATTCGGACGCAGATGAATGAGTTGGCACTATTTACAGGCGTTGGTGGTGGACTTCTCGGAACCCGACTTCTCGGCTGGCGATGCGTCTGCGCCGTGGAAATCGAACCGTACTGCCGGGAAGTCCTCCTGCGGCGCCAGCGGGACGGTATGCTTGACCTGTTTCCGATCTGGGACGACATCCGAACCTTCGACGGCAGACCCTGGCGTGGCCTCGTGGATATCGTCACTGGCGGCTTCCCGTGCCAGCCGTTCAGCGTTGCAGGCCAGCGACGTGGCGAAGATGACGAACGCAATATGTGGCCCGAAACCATCCGAGTCATTCGCGAAGTGGGACCGCGATTCGCGCTGCTGGAGAACGTACCAGGGCTGCTTGTTCACCCGTACTTTGGAACCATACTCGGAGACCTGGCCGAGAGCGGGTATCGCGTTCGATGGGATTGTATCCCTGCGTCAGCCGTTGGCGCCCCGCACATCAGGGACCGTCTGTTCATACTCGCCCGATGGAGCGGAGGTGCCGCCAGCGCCGAGTTCGGAAGTGTACTGGCCAACCCCCGACGCGACGGGCAGCAACACGCTGGAGAACCGGCACTGCCACGACAGGATACGCCCGACGCTGGGGAAGGCTGCGAGGATGTGGCCAACGCCGCGAGCTCGGGATGCAGGAGGAGCGCTTGCCGGCAGCAAGGCCACGATAAACGAGGTGGGCCGAATGGTCCGTCCAAGCGGGCAGGACTTCAGCGTGCCGTTGTGCGAAGCGGTGAAGATGTGGCCGACCCCAACGAGCGGGGACGGGCTGGCAACGGCTGTCTCGCGCCTCCTCCCGACGATGACGGCGCGAGACAGCCGAACGATCAAGGGCAACGTGCCACCGCCGAACCATCAGGGCGGGGTATCGTTGACGCAGACAATCGCCTCTCCGCAGCAGAGTGGTGGCCTGAACCCGCCGTGGGTCGAGTGGCTGATGGGGTTCCCCATCGGGTGGACCGACTTAAGGGACTTGGCAATGCCCAGGTTCCAGCAGTGGTTAGAGCAGTTTGGGAACTGATGGGCAACGTCCGACAATAGAGGCTAAGTTGCATGAACTCACACGCCGCAGGAGTAGCCACAATGGACGCGACGATTGAGGAGCATCTGGCGCGGCGGGCCGGATTCGTGCTGCGTGAACTAGGCCCGGTGTTTGACGGGCTGCCCAACGACCGCGAGTTCTTCATTGCTGGCGGTGCCATCGCTGGGCACATCAGCGACATTGACATATTCCCGGTTGGCGACGACGACCTCAGCCAGTGGATGACCCTAGATGCCGCCAAGTACCCCATCATCAGCAGGACGAAGAACGCAACGACGTACCGCTGCGAGCCTTGGCCCGTTCAGCTTTGCCACTACGCGCATCCAACATTGCGGGGCTTGGTGGACTCGTTCGACTATGCCCACATTCAGGCAGGTGCCCGGTGCAACATCGCCTGCGCGCTTGAGGTGTACTGGACCGAAGCATTCGTAGACTCGCGGGCGCTCAGCCTGTCGTGGTTCACGGGGTCAGAGTATCCGCTGTCATCGCTGATCCGGGCCGGCAAGTATTACAAGCGGGGCGAGATGCCCCGCGGGTCATATCTTCGGGCGGTCTTGGACTGTGCCGGGGCTGTGGCCAAGCGCGGATTCAAAGACTACGCCGACTTCAAGGACCAGCTTGACGCTGTAGACCTGGGGCTTGTGCCCGAGGAGTTGGGCGACGTAGAGCGTGCTGGCCTGATTGAACTATTTGAATCGCTGCGGCGCGATGACGGTGCTGGCTGCCCGTTAAGCCCGTAGTCCCATAACAGAGGTTATGTGTCTTAGCTTATAGGACGAAGAAGATGGACCGAGAACCCTGATGCATATGCTGGCGGACTTCATTGCCAACCTAGACCCGAGGTCTGTAGGAGGGCGCGGCCGCGCTTCGCGGGCGGCAATGCGTGCGTATGCCGAAGAAATCGAAGCGACTTCGCCCGGGTTTGCCGCGGACCTGTTGGACTATGTGCGGAGAATCGACGAGGCGCAAGCCCTTAGAACGCTGGGAGTTACGGAATGACAAACAAAACGCTCTTGCACGAACCGGCGATGGCCAAGGTGCGAAGTAGCAAAATGCCAACGCTGGCAGCCTCCTACGAGAAGTTAGCCAAGGCTGCTGATGAGTCTAACGCGGCCAGGGCATCCCTCACGCTGGACTGGATAACTGACGGCGAGGACGTACAGGCTGAATTTGTGCCACAACTGACGATTGCCGTCGTTCGGCCACCGGACTAGGCGAACGTCCGATAGACTTGGTTAAGTTGCGCAGGAGACGGCTTTGAGACCAGCAACGTGGACAGATCGGCGAGCATCCGCGCACGGCGACTTGTCGAGTCGGTACATCGACGAGGCCATGAGCAGCCGCTGCTTTGCCGTCATGGCTGTCGCACTGCCTTGCTGCAAGCCGCACGAACTGCCGCGGAAGCCGGATTACGAATATGAAGACTTTGGGTGCTGGTCACCCAAGAGAACGGTCAAGGTGTGGCTGCCGACGAAGCCCGAGCGCGTGACGTACAGGTGTCCGGTGTGCGGGTACATGCGCACGTTTAGTGCAGCCGAACTGACCACCTTGCGCGCGGCTGGACGTATACCCCGGTGTTCGCGCGCGGGACACAGGCGCGGCGTCGCGATGAAGCCGATGGAGTAGCCGATGACAGCCAAGACCGCCGAACGAATGATGCACGTAACCATGCAGTTGCCGGCTGCCAAGGTGGCCGCCATTGACGAGTTTGGCGAGCTGCTTGTGCCGGGGTCCGACAGCCGCGCTGCGAGCATCCGCACGCTGATAGACATAGCGTTGGCGTCCAAGGCGAAGCAGATTGCGAAGGCTCGGGCCGCGAAACTGGGGTCGGGGAGCGCGAAGGGATGACGTGGCTAGGTTCTGGTCCTCTATCGTTGACCTCCGCGTGGGCTGCAACAGGTGCGGCAACTGCGGGCAACCTTTGGACCCGGACGGATGGGCACCAGTGAACCGTGGTCGTATAGAGTGCTGCCGTCGCCCACCAGATGTTGTGGCACCAGATGCAGTGCATCGAAGAGCGCACGACTGCCAGGGAGATTGGCTGAGAAAACACTTGACAGGTTCCGAATAATGTGTTAGGCTGAACAGTGAAAGGCGATGAGGCTGTGAACCCCTCACTGACCAACCGATACGTGGCCCCCGGAGGCCCTTCGATGGATGCCTGTCCGCAATACCGGCTTCATCGCCTTTCAACCTCCGGGGGCCTGTTTTTGTTGGAGCGTGACAATGCCAGATAGCACTACCGAACCACTACGGATCATCTACCTTGAAGCGGAGAACGTAAAGCGCCTGAAGGCTGTGCGGATCAAGCCGGACAAGACGCTGGTGCGGATAGAGGGTCGCAATGCGCAGGGCAAAACCAGCGTCATCGACGCTATCTGCGCGTGCCTGGGCGGCGGGAAATGGCAGCCCGAGAAGCCCGTTCGTGAAGGCGAGAAGAAGGCCCGAGTATCGGTAGACCTTGGTGATCTTCAGGTCGAACGTCGCTGGACGGCCCGGGGTGGCACTACGTTAGAGGTAACGGCCAACGGGGACAGGCAGGCTACGCCGCAGGCTATCCTCGACAAGCTGGTAGGTGACCTGACATTCGATCCGCTGGCGTTCGTTCGCATGAAGTCCAAGGATCAGGCGGACATTCTACGTCGCCTTGCGGGGATAGATTTCGCCGACCTTGATGCCAAGAGGCAGGGGCTGTACGACGCTCGCACGGTGGCCAACCGCGAGGCAAAGTCCGCCGAAGCCCGTCGTGGACCGATGCCGGCGAAGCCCAAGTCCGATAAGCCGATTGACGTGAGGGAGTTGGCCCATAGGCAACAAGTCGCCATCACGCACAACCGCGAGGTGCAAAACGCGAGAGACGCGGCGGACCGCGCTGCTGGCGAATTGAAGGTCGCGCAAAAGACACTGGCGAACGCGCAGGCTCGCGTTGAAGAGGCCGCAGAACAAGCCAAGGTTGCACAGGAACACGCACAGAGCATGACTCCGCAGGACGTGGGCGATCTTGGTGCCGAGCTTGTAGCGGCTGAAGAACACAACAAGGCGATCGCCGAGTGGGCGGCATGGGAAAAGCGGGACGCTGAGGCTGTCGAGCTGGAGAAAATGGCCGAGAGTTACACGGATCAGATAGAGGCCCTGGACGCCGAAAAGGCCAAGACTTTGCAGGAGGCGAGTTTTCCGCTTGCTGGCCTGAGCCTTGATGCTAACGGCGTGTGTTTGGGCGGCGTCCCGTTTGCACAAGCATCGTCCGCCGAGCAGTTACGGTGCGGAGTCGCTATCGGGCTAGCCCAGCGGAAGCGGGCGCGGCTTGGGTTTATCCGTGACGGATCGTTGCTGGATGCCGACAACCTGCAACTTCTACACGATATTGCTGCGGAGTACGATGCCCAAATCTTTGTTGAGCGTGTAGCGGAGTCTCCTGACGCCAGCGCAGTTTACATCGAAGATGGAGAAATCATCGATGCCGACTAACCCCGAACCTGCGATAGTGAAGGCCGAACCCGGCACGCTGGCGGAAGCGTCGTCGCTGATGCACATGGCCGTAGAGCGTGGCTTAGACATGCAGGCGGCCTGGGAAGTCTACGAGAGGGCGTGTCGCTTCGACTCAGTGAAGCAGTATAACGCAGCCATGACGGCGTTCCACCTGGAATGCCCATCCATGCCAAGAACTGGGCGCCATGCTGGCGTAAAGCGGCTAACTGCCCGCGGCGTCAAAGAGCCCGCTTCATACACCACCCTTGAGGACATCGACGAAACAATTGACCCGATTCTCAAGTCGCTCGGTCTCTCCTACGACTGGGAAGATACAAAAATACAGGAGATCAGCGGCAAGCCGTGGTTTCAGGTGTCGCTTCGCATCAGGCACACAGGCGGGCATTCCGAGATAAAGACTGGGCAGTGGATACCAATGGGTACGCAGGACCTTCAACCGGCCGACTTGGCTGGGGCCGCGCAAAGCCGAGCCAGAAGGATGGCCCTGATTCACGGGTTTGGGCTGAGCTCAGTGGCTGCCGACGAGGCGGACATGCCCCCGCCCGGTGAGCCGATGACGGAGGAGAACGCCCGGCAGATCACCGAGTTGTTGGACGGCCTGGGGCACGTCACTGACGCTGCCAATCGATCCGCTTGGGAGCGGCGGATATTCGAGCGGTTCAGCGTGGAGTCCGTTGACCAGCTACCCGCCGACAAGTTCGACGAGATTGCGTCGAAGATTCAGGCGGGGATCGACAAGGCGAAGGGCGGGCCATGAGTGCGCGGCGCGTATACAACTTGGTTGACTTCTTTGAGTTGCTGGGCGTCACGTTTGCCACGGATTGGGATGGTGAGGTAGAGGCGACGTATCCCGAGTCGGTGCCCATAGAACTGCTGCGTTCTCTTGTGGAGGACTACACTGACGAGATACGACGAAGGATGGAATTTCGTCGCCGGCGTGCCATGCAGGTGTGCGTAGGCGGTGGGACGCTGAATGGCCAAAGGCACAGCAAGTTCTGGCCGCAGCTAATTTGCAAGCATCTAGGCAGGGCGCGGTGGGAAGTGTACGCCATAGCGCGTGATGGCCGGGCTTTCTATTGCGGCGAAGCAAGCAGCCAGCAGAAAGCGCGTCGGCTCGCCGCTGCACGCAGGGCACACGAGGCAGCGGGGCAAACGAAGCCATGATCGTCCACGATTGCCAGCAGGGCTCAGACCAGTGGAAGGACTTCCACATCGGCACGATCAGCGCGTCGAGCGTGGACAAGATCGTGACGCCCAAGACGCGGAAGCCGTCCACGCAGGTACGGGGCCTCGTCAACCGGCTGGTGGCCGAATTGATGACCGGCGAGTGTCTGATCGACGATGGGACCACGCAGTTCATGGAGCGGGGGTTGAAACTGGAGGCTCAAGCCCGGGCCGATTACGCCTGGGACCACGACGTGGACGTGCAGGAGGTCGGTTTCGTCACTACCGACGATGGGCTGTGCGGCGGGAGTCCTGACGGGCTGATCGGGGATGACGGCGGCCTGGAGATCAAGGTCCCCGGTCCGATTGTCCATGTCGGCTACATGCGAGACCCGCAGCGGCTCGCCAACGACTACCACTCGCAAGTCCAGTGCTACCTGTGGATTACGGAACGCCGCTGGTGGGACATTCTGTCGTGGAACCGGCCGGGCGGGCTTCCTGACGTGATCTACACGGTGGAGCGTGACGAGCAGTACATTGATGCTTTAGCCGAGGCTGTTCGCATAGTGGCGGCTGAGGTGGAGTCGATTCTGGTGCGGTTCGGCTATCGGCCGCCAGGGGGCGTTTTTAAGCCGCTGGTGGATTCTGGCGGGTCCGAGGGCGTCGGGGCGGATTCATCGCCAGGCGCGGCGTCTGAGGCCCCTTCAGCGGCAAGCTGTGGCGGGCAGGCTGGCGGCGGGGACGAGCTAGGGAGTAGGACCAGCGTGCAGGGAGGCAGTGCGTAAGGCTAGGCTGGGGCGGTGGCTGCCGCGTGATGTGGCTGCCGCCCTGGCCGCCTGGCTAGCTAGACCGATGGCCCAGATCAGAGACGAGGCAACTTGGCCCGAACCCACCTGGCAGTGCCCCGGCGTGCGGCTGTACCTGGGCGACTGCCTGGAGGTGCTGCCGACCTTCCCTGACGCCAGCGTGCCCATGATCTGGACTGATCCTCCATTTGGACACGGCAACATGCAGGACGATCTCCAGGCGGCGCGGGTGCGTGACGGTGTACTGGGCGCACGGCGGGCTGACGTGCAGCCCATTGCAAACGATACCGGGGAGGGCTTTGAGCGAATACTGACAGGCTTCTTGGACGAGGCCACGCGGCTACTGACGCCCGACTGCTGCTGCTGCTGCTGCTGCGGCGGCGGCGGCGGCGGGCCGCAGCCCACCTTCGCGCGTGTGGCGAAGTGGATCGACGAGCGGCTTGAGTTCTTCCATGCCGTCGTGTGGGACAAGTCTGCGCGGGGCAATGGGATGGGCTGGCGCTACCGGCGGAACTATGAGTTCGTGATGGTGGCGCATCGGCGCGGCGGCACGCTGTTGTGGCAAGAGGGGGCGCCTGCGATTCCTAACGTGCTGCGCGACATGCCGGTTGCGGATCGCCAGCACCCTAACGAGAAGCCGCTGGCGCTGGTTAAGCGCTTCTTGGGTGTGCATGGGAACGGTGGCGGGCTCGTCCTCGACCCCTTCATGGGTTCCGGCACAACCGGCGTGGCCTGCGTCCAGCTCGGCCGCGAGTTCGTCGGCATCGAGATCGAGCCTAAGTATTTCGACATCGCGGTCACGAGAATCGACCAGGAGCGCCGGCAGGGGAGGCTGGAGTTCGGGCCATGAAAGTGACCGACGAGCCAACGCTGTTCGACGTGCCCCGGAGCCGTTCGACGGACCCGGAGACGAGCCGGGAGGCCGAGGACCGCCACGCCGGCAAAGCCTGGACGCACACCAAGTGGGTAGCCCAGCAGGTGCAACTCTACCCGGGGTCAACGGCGGTCGAGCTGTGGAAGGCGTGCGGCGGCCTTGACCGCCACGAGTGGTCCCGCCGGCTGCCCGACGCCGAGCGGATCGGGCTGATACGCAGAGGCGAGCCCCGCAAGTGCCGAGTCCGAGGCGTCAAGATGGTGACCTGGTGGCCGAAATGAGGATCTACTTAGGTTGCCGGAATGAATCCAGCCCGTTGACTGAGGCGTACTACGGACGCTACACGCTCGCACGCGAACTGATTGATGCTTTGCCTAAGAAGTTGTCTACGTGGTCTTTACCGCGAGACTGGGTGCAGAATCGCACATGGGCGGCATGGGAGGAGTGGCAGGCACGGACAGCGGAGTAAACTGGTGGCAGATGAGTGGATTAAGGTCCGTGAGAATCTACCGGAGGACCCGGCCGTGGACGGAATAGCCACGCAACTCCAGATCAGCCAAGACGAGGCTATCGGCCTGCTGGTCCGATTCTGGATTTGGGCTCCGAAATATACCACCACCGGCCGCATCGGTTGTGTGTCCGCAAAATGTCCGCAAAATGTCCGCACGGTGTCCGCAGATTGTCTGATGGTGGACCGCATCGTAGGTGTTCCGGGCTTCGCCGAGGCCATGCTTCAGGTCGGTTGGCTGGAGAAGGACGGTGGGTTCCTGACCATACCACGGTTCGACCGGCATATGTCCAAGTCCGCTAAGCGTAGGGCTTTAGACGCGGAACGCAAGCGAAACATCAGGGCTGGAGCCGACGAAAAAACATCCTCGAAACGTCCGCTTTCCAAGCGGACGAAACGCGGACCAGAGAAGAGAAGAGAAGAGAAGAAACAAACAACCCCCTGTAGTCCCCCGAAACCAAAGCCCGACGACTGGGCGCAGGTCCAGCCACTGGTGGCCGGGACCGACCTCGATTGCGAACGCTTCCGGGTCGTATGGGAGGGCTGGGCGAAGGACCGCCGGGACCGGGGCAGCAAGCTAACCAGCCAAGCCGTCAAGCGGCAGATCGGTCGACTACTGGGCTGGGGCCTGGACGGGGCCGTTGCCAGCATCGAGCAGAGCATTGAGGCCGGCTGGAAGGGGTTGTTCGAGCCCAAGGGGGACGCCAAGCCGCTGAAGAAGGACCGATTTCACGAGGGCTTCACGCGGCGGGCAGAGGAGCAAGCAGCAGAACGACAGGCAGACTACAAGGCGGCACTGGCAGAGGACGAACGCCGCAAGGCCGCCCGGCCGGGCTAGGAGATGGCGATGAGCGAGATGACCTCCCGCCCGATCATATTCAGCGGCCCGATGGTGCGAGCGTGATAGCGAGTCCGCGACAAGGCGACGTAGTGCAACTGTGGTATGGCCCGCGTTGGCGACGGTTCTGCCCGTGGCACGGACACTTCGCCGTTGTCACCGTTAGCGGTCGGGGGCGGCCGCGCAATCACGGGGTGCGGGTTGGCGGGATCGGGTTGATTGTGCCTTGCGGCAACTTGCGGCGGGTGCCGCCCTTGCTGCCCGACAGGAGCGAGTGATGAAGGGCGTAGAACCTGCCAACACGAAGATTCGCCTGCCCGACGATCGCGTCGGCACGATCTGCTGGAACCACTTGGACGGCTGTGGTGGCGTGTGGGGCATACACGACTTCAGCAAGATCGAGGAAGCGTTCAGCGACAAGTACCCAGCGCCGGAGTTTATGCTACGCGAGAAGGATGCGGAAACGGTGCTGCGGCGAACGCATGGCCCGCAATTGGAATGCGTCGGCGACGAGTACGAAGTGCTGGATGCCGGGCGGAGGAGCGAGTGAGCCATGAAGCACTACACGATTCGCATCCCGTGGCCCTATGACGCCGCCGAAGAGGAGGCAAGACAGTTGCTTGCCGCGGGGGCGGGGCTGATCGAAAGCCACGCGGTGCTGGACGCGCTTCTAGAACAGATGCCGGACGGCGTCGGAGCAGAGTTCATACAAAAGACTGCACCCTGCAAGATTCGCACGCTTAGAGCAGCGGAGGTCCGCGATCTACGGTTTCGAATGGGCTACGGTTTCTGGTATATGCCGGGCGGAGGAGCGAGTGATGGCGACTAAGAAACGCTTTGGTGGCGAGCGAGAGCAGAACTACAACTGGCGTGGTGGGCGCGTCGTGGCATCCAATGGCTACGTGCTGCTTCGTGTAGGACAAGGCCACCATCTTGCCGATGTGCGTGGCTATGCCTATGAGCATCGGATCATTGCCGAGCAGATGCTGGGGAGGCGGCTGCATGCACAGGAGCAGGTGCACCATCGCAAGACCGGGGCACAGTTACGTCTGCCAGGAGAGCCGAATCCCCTTGTGTCATGCGCTTGCGGCTGTGGCCAAACCTTTGCGCGGTATGATGCCAATGGCAGGCCCCGGCGATTTGTCTCGGGCCACAACATGCACGGAGGGGGCGATGGGAACTAAAATAGAATGGTGCTCCGAAGTGTGGAATGTTGTCACGGGATGCACCCCGATATCCGAAGGCTGCGAACACTGTTGGGCTGAGCGCATGGCGAAGCGGCTGCGCGGTCGGCACGGGTATCCGGCGGACGAGCCGTTTCGGGTGACGCTGCATTCGGATCGTCTTGACCAACCTTTGTGTTGGCGGAAGCTGCGGCGCGTCTTCGTCTGCTCAATGGGCGACTTGTTCCACGCAGATGTGCCGCTAGAGTTTATCGACGACGTGTTTCGCATGATGATGCTTGCCCCGAAGCACCAGTACCTTATTCTGACAAAACGCCCGACACGCATGTATCAGTTCGTCGTAGATTGTGAGACCGAGGCGCTCGAACGCGCATGGCTTGGCACCACCGTCGAAAGCGCCAAGCACCTTGACCGCATTGACGTGCTCCGCGACTGCCCCGCCGCCATCCGCTGGCTGAGTTGCGAGCCGCTGCTGGGGCCGCTGGATAACTTGAACCTTCAGGGTATCCATTGGGTCGTTGTCGGCGGCGAGAGCGGGCCAGGTGCGCGGCCGATGCACCCGGACTGGGCGCGCGGGGTTCGGGACCAGTGCGTGGCGGCGGGCGTGCCGTTCTTTTTCAAGCAGTGGGGACAATGGCAGCCCTGGGCAGACACATACACGCGCCAGGCGGGTTGGCGGTATGTATCTTATCGCGATGGCCTGGCAAGAGTCGGACCACCAGAAGACAGGGATGCCGCCATGCAAACAGTCGGCAAGAAGGCCGCCGGTCGGATACTTGATGGTCGGACCTGGGATCAGTACCCCGCCGCCGGCGGCGAGGGGGCGTGATGAGCAAGCGGAAACAAAAGGACTGGACGGATAAATGGGAACAGGGCCAATCAGTGTGGTGCTGGGACCGCTGGGGTCGCTATTGGTTCACCAAGGAGACACCGTGGACATTGGCGAAGCTATGCGACTGTGGGAACAAGGCGAAGCGCAGCGCCCTCACCGGCGTCGTTACGTCTATCTCGTAATTGCTGCCGGGATTGTTTGGGCTCTCGCGCAAGCTATGTTTATTTGTTGGGGTAGTCTTAGTGCAGCGGCGATATCGTTGTCGGCGTGCGCATTGATGGCACTGGCCAGCGGGCTTGACTGGCGAGCGTCGCGTTACACCCGCCGCTTTTGGAAGTGGTACGAGATAGAGCTCCAGATACGCGGGGGGTACAGCCGCAAGGCGTTCGCTGGCTATGATCTGTATGGTTTTCCGATAGGGGTGTTAGCTGGCTGGGAGTGCGAGGACGCTCACCTGCCTGGTGAATGCCCGCTGTGCGGGGCAGATTAGTCCGGTAAGGCGCGTTACGTTGCACGACCGCACACGTCGCTATCTTACGGCTAGGGACTTCCCTGTGCGCCGCGATCCGGTGGATGGCATGACGCTATGCCGAATCTGCGGTGGGCGATGCAAGTACAAGCAGGCGCGGATATGCTCGGACAAGTGTCGGGAAACGTCGGATGTGCTGATGTCCGTATCATCGCAGCGGTGGCATGTCGAGCAACGAGATAAAGGCGTGTGCGCCAAATGCGGCTGGGACCTCGGGAAACTTGAGCGGGCGATTCGCTTACGCTGGTGGCTACGTCGATATCTACTCAAACGGTTCGGGCTGTATGGACACACAGCACTGTGGGAGATGGATCACATTGTGCCAGTGTCAGAGGGCGGCGGCGTTGCGCCGGATATGAGTTACGAGGAAGTTATGGCCAATCTGCGGACGCTGTGCGTACCGTGCCACAAGGCGGAAACCGCCGCACTCGCAGCAAGGCGAGGCAGGCCCGCCGCCCTCGACGCGCAGGAGCAGCAGCGATGAAGCGCTATTGGCGTTGCGCAGCCACAACACAGTCGGGGAAAAGATGCCGCCGAAAACGACAGCGGAATGCCATGTTCTACTGCGCGCAGCACTGGAAAGCGTGGCAGCGAAAGAGAAAGGAGTTGCTTGGATGAAGCCAGGCGATGCAGTGTGGGTAGCAACTCAAAGCGGCGAGTGGGCTGAGGGGTTCTTGTTGGAGTTGGTGCAGCGAGAAGCACGCCGGGCGTGGTGGTTGGCGTATCGAACACCCCACATTAGCCGCAAGGGGGACTGGGTTGTTGGTATATCCCTAGAGGCCGGCATCCGCTCCCGCGACCGGTCGCAGCGCGGCGCGGACCGGCCGGAGGAGTAGCGAGATGGCAAAGAAGAAGGCGCCTAAACCAGGACCCCAGAAGCGCGAGCGCTATATAAGCGTCCGCAGCCAGGGCCGCACCTTGTTTCTGTGGGACGGTACGCCGCTGGTGTTGTGCACAAAGCGCGAGATGCGCGCCGACCTGCGGGCCATCGGCTTGATGCACGACGAACGCATCTTCAAGCTCGTCCCCGTCAGCGAGAAGGAGTTGGGGTGATGGGCATGCCAACGGAGCCGATAGCGTTTTTCGTGCCGGGCGTCCCGCAGCCGAAGGGGTCGGCCAAGTGGGTGCGCAGCAAGTCCACAGGGCGGCCCATCGCCAAGACGAACGAGGCACTACAAAGCTGGGCTGGTGCGATAGCTGGGGCCGCGCAGTCTGCAATGGCTCGCCGAGATGAAGGGCCAGCGCTGCTAACGATTCCGCTACATGCAGAGTTGACCTTCAACTTCAACCGCCCCAAGAGCGTGTCTGCCAAGAAGCGCCCACGGCACTCGGTCACGCCGGACATCGACAAGCTAGTGCGCGCCGCGCTGGACGGAATGACGGGCGTGGTGTACCGGGACGACGCACAGATTGACTGCGTTAAGGCGCGGAAGGTTTACACGGAAGAACAAGCAGGGCTGGCCGTGGTGCTGGCCGAGCGGCTGGAACAATGAGGATTCTTCGCGTGTTTCCACGGCGAACCAACGCAACGCCTCGCGACGACTTGGTGCGGATAGGCGAGCCGGGGCTATTTGATCCGCCTGACTGCGATGAGGTGCATGTTAGCGTGGCCTTCACTTGGGACCGGGATCGCGGCCAGCATCTAGCCGACTCCTGGGCCAAGCATCATCCGCGCGTTCGGATCGGCGGGCCAGCGATGGGATCGCCAGCGGAGGAGTTCGTGCCGGGGCGCTACCTAGGCGAAGGCCATGTCATCACTTCGCGCGGCTGCCCGAATCGCTGCTGGTTCTGCTGGGTGCCAGAACGCGAGGGCGGTGTCCGAGAGTTGCCGATCTGCGACGGCTGGAAGATCCACGATTCCAATCTGCTGGCGTGCAGTGAACAGCATATCCGCGCCGTGTTTGAAATGCTAGACCGCCAGGCGCATCGACCAGAGTTTCTCGGCGGGCTGGAGGCGGCGCTGCTGGAAGCATGGCATGTTGATCTGCTGGCGAACGCTCGCCCGCGCCGCATTTTCTTCGCATACGACACGCCTAATGATCTTGGCCCGCTTCAGCAGGCAGGGGCCATGCTGACTGAGCGGGCTATGCGAGAATGCTATTGTTTCGTTCTGGTCGGCTATAGTGGTGACGATTTTGACAAGGCAGAGAAAAGGTGCCGCGAGGCCCACAATGCGGGCTTCATGCCGGTAGCAATGTTGTATCGTGACGAGCAGGGCCAGGTAGATCGCGCATGGCGGCGATGGCAGAGAGTATGGTGCAGGCCGGCTCTGACGCGGGCGGTGCTGGCCGAGCGGCTGGAGGCGGGCGATGGCATATAGCCCCGATGAACAACGAGTGCTGGAGCTACAGTACCGAACCATCGAACGCGACAATGCCCTGCGCAATTGTGCAGTGTTGCGGGCAGAGCATAAGAAACTGCAATCCGGCCTCGCCGCCGCCCGCGCGCTGCGCGACGAGCTGGCGGAAGCGCTGCATGAGTCGCTAGAGTTTGAACCGTTCTTGACAGAACGAGTTGCAGGTATTGAAGCCCTCCTCGCGCGGCACGCCGAGGCGAAGGAAAAGGAGAAGGCGGGATGACGCGATATGTCTGCGAAGAATGTGGAGAGGTAGACGGCGAGTGCAAATGTCGTCCTAGGCCGCCGCTCCGGCTAAGTGGCGGACCATCGCTGTGCGAGCGCGTCACAGAAGGAGTCCCGCCCATGAAACCCGGCGACGTAGACATCCGCCGCCGCGACCCCGCCGCGCACGGCGCGGACAAGCCGACTGATAAAGGAAAAGGAGTCCCGCCCATGAGACCCGGCGATGCGGTGTGGGTGCTGCTCAAGCCCCGCCTTCCCCCTCTACAGGCGTGGGCAGACGGCTTTGCGCTAGGGGCAGTCTTGGGCGACTCGTATGGCGACTGGTGGTGTGCATACAGCGATGGCGCGGGCCAGTGGTTTATTGCGCGGTTCGCGCCAGCGGGCATCCACCCCCGCGCCCCCGCAGCGCACGGCGCCGACCGGCCCGACGCGGAGGTGGGGTGATGGAACATCTGCCGGACCAACTTGAAGCGATGGAAGCAGCAGCCGAGGCGCGACTGGAGACGCGCGGTGACGAGTACAAGTGTGAAGGGTGCGGCCAATGGCGACACTTTGACGACGCCCATCCGACGAGCGCGAACCCTTACTGTGTCCACATCTGCACCGAGTGTGCCGTGCGTGAGGGCGTATTACCCAAGGACTGATAATGGTGGTTACGACGCGGAGGTTATAGGGCGATGAAGATTGTCAAAACGGAACGTGGCTTCCAGCAGGTGCTGTGTCCTGTGTATCCACCCGATGGAACAAGCAAGCCTATCGTCTTGCAATCGTCTGTCATTCTCGACTACGCGGAGGCGATGGACCGCCCTGGATCGTCAGCCCTGTGGGTTGGCGAGCACCATCATCTCTGCCGCGAAGAAGTGGCGGAACTGATAAGTCGCCTTCAGCACTGGCTGGAGCACGGCCGACTAGACTTAGTAGTCCCCGCCCCGCCCCCCGGCCCGGCGAGCGACGAGGTGAACGGATGATAACGGCCAACACAATACCCGACGACGCAACGTGTAGCGGTTGCGGTGGAACTGCCGAGGTCCGACTCTTCTTTGCAGTGCTGGATGACGACTTGGACTTGTGCCGTCCATGTTGCGGCGAGCTGGCAGGCGTTGCCCAGCAGGCGAGCGACGAGGTGACGAATGAACGGACGAGACCCACAGGAACGGCATGACATGGCGGCAGAACGCTATGCCGACCTTGAAGCCGCCAACGCCGCGCTCCGAGCTAAGGTGGACCGGCTGACCGCCGAGGCGGCGGCGACAGTGGAGGTGCTGGAGAGGTTATTGTGCGGACTGCCCGCTGAATCCATTGTTGACGAGCATGCGCGTGAGCGCGTGGATGAAGCGGAGCGTCTGCTAGAATGCGGCGCCCCCTCCCGCGCCGCCGCCCTGCTGGACGCGCTGGAGAAGGGGCGTGCGAGAAAGAAGGCTGCCGCAGAACTGAAGGCGCATAAAGCGGAAATGCGTCTCGTCAGGGGCGCGTGTGGCGTGTGCGCAAGGCTAGAGCGTCAACACCAGAAGACGATAGACGACGAGGACGCCGCCCTCGACAAGTACGACGGACATCAAGGCGTAGCGGCCCACGGTCCAGGCCAAAGCGCCGTGGATTCGGAGTCGGACCGTTAGGAAGATGCCAAGGGATGTTGGCCGCGGCGTCCCTGGGTCGGTGTGCCACTCACCCTGTCCGTGGTCGGCTCAGGGACGCCCGGGTATAACTGAAACCGAAAGGAGACGAGCATGGCGGAAGTCACTATCAAACAGTGCGACGTGTACGGGAGCCCAAAGGCCGACAGCTACCGAGTGACCGTCACCACACGCCAAGGAGACGGCGAGCCGGACACAGACATCATCAAAAAGGAGGTCGATCTCAGCCCGCGGGCTCTGGCGCGGCTGGAGAAGTTCATCGAGAAAGGCGTAACACCGCCGCGGTCTTAGGAGGGCGAGCAGCGACACAACTGCTTGCCGCGTAAGAGGTTACAGAAATCGTAGCCCGGCGGACTCGATATGGTGTATACTGTCCTCGAACAAAGCGGGGTGGAGCAGCGGCAGCTCGCCGGCCCCATAAGCCGGAGATCGCGGGTTCAAATCCCGCCCCCGCCAGTCGGTCAATTGGTCACGGAGGCTCCAGCGTGAGCCGCTTTGAGTATCACATCTGCGTGGCGGTGGTATGGCTGGGCGTTTTCGCCGCTGTGTGGACTTTGGCGGGCTGCCACGTACACCTGCACTACCACCCGCCTGCACGGCAAGCCTCCCAGTCCAGCGACAAGCCGCACGACCCCGACACCATGCTGGACTGGGCGATAGGAGATTTGATGGATGAACCTGATCCGAACTAAGACGTTCTGGGTTGGTCTAGTCATCATCGCTACCGGCGTCATTGAAGGCGTATTCGACGGCGACTGGAGCGCGGCGATGGAGAAGATTCTGGCCGGGCTGTTGGTTATCACCGGCCGGGATGCAATCTCGAAGATAGGAGCAAACGGATGAGTGCATGGTTAATCGGACTGTTTTCTGTGCTACTGGCAGCCTTCGGCGGCTTTCTAACCGACAACCCGTTTCCGTGGGGGTAGGATGTTCGACTTCATCCCAGGTTCGGGCGAACTGATCGGGCCGTGGGTGGGAGCACTGCTCGCGGCCGTGGCCGTCATCTTCGGGCGGCTGTTTCGGTAAAGGAGTGTTCTGATGCGCAAGCGGATTGCATCAGTGGCGTGCCTGTTGGCGATCCCGAGCTGCCTCGCGTCGGGGTGTGGAGTGCTCCATGCCAGGACCTCAATGGGGGCCGGTGTCTTCGGCTGGCATTTCACCGACACGAAGGACAACGACATCTCGTTCGACGAGGCCAGCTACGACCCAGCGACCAAGCAGTTCTCGATCAAGGGTCTGGTCATCCGCAACAACGCCAGCGACCCGATGATAGCCAACGTCCAGCAAATAATGGCCATCGTCGAACAGCAGAAAGCCGCGAACGAGGGCCTCAAAGTCTTCATGGATGGCATTCAGCCCGCGCTGTCGCTGCTGGGAGGCTTGCAGGGCATCGCCGCGAGCGAACCGTCCTGCCCTATTGGCGAGGCGTTGGCCCGGCTGACGCAGCCCACTACCGATAGCGGGGGTGGCTAAGAATGACCGGCGACCAGGCCCACGCGCTACTCGTGGCCGCAATAGCGGCTGGCCTTCAGCAGCCGGAGCGGTCCCGCCTGCTTGCACCCACAGTAGACGGTCACGGCCGGTCGCAGTACACGCGTGAGAAGGTCCTGGCCGACGTTGTGGCGGACGCTTTTGACGTGCTGCAACTTGTAAAGGAGCGGGCCGATGCGATTCCCGCCTGACGCACGACAGCAGTTCGGAGGAGTCCGCGACAAGCACGAGCGAGCCCTGCGCCGGCTGCATGGAGTTGGCAGGTTCGCGGCCATCGGCTACGGCGAGAAACTTCGCAATGGCAAACAGACCGGGATGCGGGCCATCGTCGTTGGCGTCCCCGTCAAGAAACCTCCCTCCGCGATGGCAACCGGCGACCTCATTCCCAAGGAGTTAGACGGCCTAAAGGTCGATGTTATCCAGTCCGGCGAGCCGACGGCAATCTTGACGGCACCCAAGGGCCAAGCATCAACCGTGCTCACGCCGGGCGACTCCATCGGCCACTACAACATAACCGCCGGCACGCTCGGCGGGTTCGTCGCCGACACGTTGGAAGGCGATACGGTCATCCTGTCCAACAACCACGTCCTGGCGGACCAGAACCACGGCGAGCCGGGCGATCCGATCTACAGCCCCGGCAAGGCTGATGGCGGCACGGCCGCCGACACTGTTGCATACCTGCGGCGGTTCGTGCCGATGAACCTGACGAGCGGTGGCGGCGGTGGAGGAGGTGGCAACGGCTGCCGCGGCTCGCGGGCATTGGCTGCAATCCACAACGCCCTGTATCGCCTGTTCGGCAGGACGACACGGCTCACCGTCGAGGCCCAGGCCCTGCCGAACTACGTCGACGCCGCCGTAGCTGAGGTGTTCCCAGATATTGAATGCGTCACGGCCATCCCCGAAATCGGCGAGCCCGGCAGCTTCGCCACCGAGGATGATGAGGTGGTGGGAATCGGCAACGCCACCTACGGCAGGACCGAGCCCCGCCACAATACGGGCGTGTTCCGAATCATGGGGGCCAGCGTGACGGTCAACTACGGCAGCGACGGGACGGGGTACTTCAGGGACCAGCTAATCAGCACGCCGATCAGCGAGCCGGGCGACTCGGGCTCACTGGTGATCTTGCAGGATGGGCAGAACACCATAGGGGGCCTGCTGTTCGCCGGGTCCGACGACTCCACGATAGTCAACCCGGCGTGGCTCGTGAAGCAGCACATGGGGGTGGCGTGATGACGCATGGCGAGAACGCGGTGAAGTGGCAGTCCGGTAAAGCAACGCCCGTTTCCAATATAGAACCGATGCACACCCGGGGCGGGGTTCCCCCCCCTCCGCCTCGCCCCGGGCACCGCTTTGGAGGTCACAAGATGAGCGAAACGCAGCATGTGTGCGAGACCCGCAACGACGTGCATGGCCGGCAGCCAGTCTGCCTGGTGACGTGCTCGTGCGGGGTGCAAAGCGAGTGGATGCCGTATCCAGAGGGCCACTGCATCGACGACGATGGACCGGCCAATCGGTGGATCGAGCGACACCTCCGCAACGTGGGAGCCGCCTGACAATGGCCGAGATAGGCAACAGCACTGGGTTGTGGGGCCTGGAGATCATCGATAAGGGCGGGGACGTCATCAAGATAGTAGAAGCCGAGGGCGTACACCGCGAGGCTATCGAAGCGTGGGAGTCAGCGATGGCGAGCGGCCAGAATTCCAAGATCATTACCGCCACGGGCATGTTCGATGGGGCAGACCGGGCGAGGCGAGAAGTGCGGATTCCAGCCGAGCAGATACGATCTATGCTCCTGACGGAGTACACCTGACATGGCCAAGCCCATCATCTGCACAGCCCTGCTTGCGACGGGCGCCGGTGTGGCGGGCTGGCAGGTGAGCGATGCGGCAGCGGCCGTAGCCGTGCTGTCTGCCGTGGTGGCCAGCGTGCTGTGGTTCGGCAGAAACCGCTGGCAGGCCGGAGGCAAAAGCCACGCTATGGCCACGCAAATGCAGGTCATGGTCGGCCAGCTCGAAGGGATCGAGAACGCCCAGAAGGACCACGGCGAGAAGTTGACCGAAATCCGGGTCGACGTGGCTGAGATCAAGCGTGAGTGCTCGACACGAGCGAAGATATGCCCGGCGCTGCAGCCGCGTGGTGGACGGCGCATTGCCGAGGACTTGGCGCCAGGGACGCGAACATGATCGTGCCGCTGGCAGACCGACGCCAGGGCAAGAAGCACAAGCCCGTGCTCCGCGAGAAGGACTGCCTACCGCCGGTCAAGCCGAAGTCGGCCCTGAGCCCGCCGGGGTTCTCGGCACTCCTTTGGTCGCCAGCGGTCGAGGCCGCCGTCGAACGGATGCTGGGCTGGAAGGCGGCATTTGAGGAGATCGAAACATGATGCTGGCGGGCGGTCTAGGCGTCTGGGTAGTGGGTCAGTTTCGCTGTCCAGCGGGGCTTGAAAGATGGATGGAAAGGAAGGGACCATGGAACCACGGCTACTTCGGTGCCGGATTTCTAATGGTATGTTCAGTGACGAATACGTGGTGGAGTTTGCATTACCGGATGGCAGGGAGCGGGCCTTTGTTGTAGACGCCTCAAGCGTGGAGCAAACGGCTGATGGGTTCGTACTCAGGGTCATGGTGCCGATTCCGATGCAGGCCGATCACCCGGTAGCAGTTCTGCCAACAACTAGACGCGATCTTGTGCCTGTTGACGAAGATGATTTAATAATGGCATGATCCTATGGCCCAGTAGAGGCGAAGTACACTGTGAAAACGGTGGAGCTGAACTTGCAGCCTCACGAATACGAGGCTGATGACGTGCGGCAAGTGCGCCGCTCGCTGAACGTCAGCCAAGCCGTATTCGCGCAGATCCTGGCCGCGTCGATTGAGACGGTCGAGAGCTGGGAGCAGGGGCAGCGAAAGCCGAGCCCTATGGCCTGTCGTCTACTGGACCTCATCCAGCGGCATCGGGGGCACTGGGTCAAGGTGCTCTACGATTCTGCGGAGAAGAAGCAAGAGGAAGAAGCAGCCAACCAGGGGAGGGAGCTAGCGTCCGCGTAGAGACAGACTAGCGCACGGTAGGGAATGCCCCGGCAGAGGCTTTGCCAACGCCGGGGCCTAAAACGCAAACAAGTCCCCAATCTCACCATCATCCCTCAAAACGTGAATGTAAAGCGAGGTTGTACTCAGGTTGGCGTGACCAGCAGCGTCCCGGACCTCGGCCAGCGTCCGCCCGCCGGCCAGCGCGTGGCTGCAAAACGAGTGCCGGCCCGTGTGGCACGTCACCTCAGATTGGCGGTCAGCCCCTAGGCACTTGCAGGCCGTGATGAATTTCATCCGGGCCTCATTCCGGTGTAGGCGACCGGCCGTAGCGCCGACCAACGTACAGACAAAGGGATCGTTCCCATCCGCCCCCATCCCCGCCCGGTACTCCAGCCACTGACGCAGACATTCCAGCGTCCCGCGGTCCCACCAGAGCGGCACACGGCGGCTCCTCCCGTTCTTGCCCCGGCGGACCTCCAGGTACGGCCGCTCAAGCCCGAGGTGCGCATCCCGCAGGTCCAGCCCGCAGATTTCGCTCGCCCGGAGGCCGCAGCAGCACGATAGCCGGAACACCACCTCGCGGACCCAAGCATGGTGCGAGGCGCGACTCTTGACCGAGCAGTCGGCCAGGATGGCTGCGATCTCCTGAGCCTGGAGTATCTGCGTGGGGCTTATCGGTCGGTTGGGAGACATCTACACCTCCCGGCGCCCGGCCTTGGCGATGGCGGCGCGAAGTACGCTGTCCACCTCGTTGAAGTCAGCACCGTGTTCGGTGCGCTTCCACTTGTCTGTGAGGTCTTGCGCTACCCTGCACGCCGCCAGGAGGTCGTCGTGCGAGTTGACGGCGCGGACGATAAATTCGGCGTTGGCTGTATTCTCGGCGATGGTGGCCTTGCTTTCTGGTCGATGCGGCCGGGTGTAGTAGCCGCCAGTCATCTTGGCGATAGAACGACTTGCTGCGTCAACGCCAATATACATCTCCCCGTACAGAATCTCACGGGCGCCAATCTTCCACGGCACTGGCGTATGCCCCGCCTCGCCTTGCGTCGGCTCGCTCATGGTTCCACCCCTTCAATGCCGCAGCGCCCGGAGCGGCTCGCACGGTTCCGCCCGGCGCTCGCGGTACACCTCGAAGTGCTCATCCTGCACGGACTGGAGCAACGCCCCAGCCACTCCGCAGGCCAGCATCAGCAGGCCCATCAGGATTAGTTCGGCCCAGTCCATCATTGTTTGGGTCGGTCGACCACGGCGTTAGAGGTCAGTCGCGGATCGTCGTCGGTGAATCCCTCGGCTTCCAGGCACCGGCGTAGGATGCCGTCCAGAGTGCCCGCGTCTAGGCGTCCGCATTCCCCGTTCAAGAGCCCGAGAATCCCCTCGGCGATTGCCTGCCAGTGGTCGCCTAACACACCATCATCGCCAACCCGCCCCGAGTACCGCTCCCTATAGTCGGTCGCCCACTTGGCAAGGCCCACAACCAGGAGAGTAAGACCGTCTTCAGCCGTACAACGGTGCCGGCTGTCTGAGGTGGCAAACAGCAACGCATCGGCCCAAGCCTTTACGTGGCGTTCGCCCCACCGATTCTCGCGGAATGCCTTTCTGGCCGCTTTCGCCGTTTCCGCTTCAACGATCTGTAATGCGTTCATCGTCTCACCTTCCTTTCCACCCGGCACAAGCGCCGGCCACGGGGCACGCCGAAACATGCCCGCAGGCCGGGGCTCGCTAGTCATCAGCCCGCCGCATCGCCCCGGCTTCGATCTGCTGGAGCGCTGCCCTCAGATTGTTCTTGCACGATTGCAGCAGCTTGACGTAGGCTTCGATTGGCTGCCCATCTAGGCCGGCCTGCTCTGCAACCGACTTCGCCCGCTCGGCAAACGGCTTGGAGAGCCCCTGATTCGTCAAGGTGATCTTGAAGCATCGGGACGCGAACGGCCCGCTATCGTGGTCGCCAAACAGGTCAGCATCCACCCGGCGCGTCGTGGTGAAGATAACCGCCGTGTGCTTGGGTAGGTCCTCCAGCCACGTCAAGAACAGGTCCACCGCCCCAGCCGTGATTGCATGGGCTTCGTTGATAATCCACACGCGGAACGGCTTGTCCGGGCACGACGTGGTCAGCCAGGCCGCGCTCATCATCTTGTCAACGTAGGCTTTCGTGACCCGCGCGCCGTCAACCTCATCGACGAAAAACGGATCGGCCAACTGCTCGGCGATCAGCCACGCCAGCGCGGTCTTGCCTACCCCGGAGTTATTCGCGCCGGCCGCTTCAATCCAGAATGCACCACGGTCGAAGCCGGGACGCTCAAGAATCGCTCGGACCATTTTGACAGCCTTGGGCTGGCCGACGTAATCAGCCCAGCAACGCGGCCGAAACTCGCGGTAAAGCTGCATCATACACCCCCTTCTC